AATCAATAGAAAGAGAAAATCTAGTAAAGATATTAATAGATTACGGACCGGTTATTTTTAGAGGGGGGGGGGGGGGGGCTTAAGCCCGTATCGGCACACTTATTGCAGTTAATAACTTTGGCATAGATATTAATAGTGCAACTAACGTGCCAATACTCTTAATGCCTACCTGGTTGCAATTAATATACCAATTAACGCGACTAAGGCAAAAGTCTCACGTGTCCAAATAGACATACATGTATCCTTTATAACACACCCAAAAATGGGCTGTCAAGTTAAATGTTTACGATCCTAATGATATCAAATGCTTACAAAAACGTCTCCTCTTCTAGTCCATCCTGGTGTTGCTGCCTAATCGCCTCGCACCGATTCAAGTCCATATAATCTGCCACGATTATTACCGCTGCCTCTGTCATTATAGCGGACACTAACGACGCGTAATTGTTAACAAAAACACCTTCCGAGTCGAACGACCGCGTAAATCGAGACTTAACGCTGGATCTCATAAACCCCTTCCGACACCTTGACGAAATACCGGCCGGTCGCGGACCGATACATTTCGCGCGGCGCCTGATTATACTGGCCGTATCGAATGCCGACGTATACGAGGCCTAGTGTATATCTAACTCGCTCGTCCTCCCTTCGGAGGGCGCGTTTGATCTGGAGGGCCGACGGCGCCTTTGTAGCGCTCGCCGGTTGCGTGAGGTCATCCTGAAGTTTCGTTGCAGCGTTCATGTGGGCTCCATTGTGGCTACCATAATACTCTTCGACACTTTTCCGAAAAGCTTTAATCCTATTTTCGAAATACTTAAACCATGAAATAATCACCTGTGATCTCGGTAAGTTAGCCCGCGCCCACCTGGTACTTACCTTAATCCATTTCGCCGCGCCCCGACCGGGAGTTGACACGTACACCTCCATAATCTAGATTTGATTAGGTTAAGTATAACCGGCAACAGGGAGGAATACCAATGTACCCCGAAGATAAAGAAGTGTACGTGATAGACGAAAATTCCCTCGACGAAGGCGGCGAGGGTTTAGGTCAGTGGATTGTAGGTTTGATTTTCGTGGCGGCGACTCTGATCATGTCTTACGCGATCGTACTTTGGCTTTGCATCTTGGTGCCCGACGGGTGCATTATGTAACGGAACGCCAGGATGGTCGGAAATCAATATAGACACCGATGGTTGTATAGTAAGTATAGTGGTATACCGTCGAATATTCAATACCCTCCGGATTAAGGCCGCGGTCGCGCTTCCATTCTCCCATATGGGTAGACTGAACGAGATCGCGAACCCAACGTCGGCGCACCCCGCGTGACCGTCCGTCCGTCGATCCTACCAGAGTTCCGTTCTTGTATACATTGTAGCCACGGATTCGTTTACTCATTTCAAATACCCCTTAGATTGTAAGGCCAACTCTACCAGGTGCGCTATCAGAGCCGATGCCGTAATTCCCTCAATTCGAGAGAACTTGTCGAGAGCCTCTTTAGTTTCGGAAGAGACGCGGGCGCCGATGTATTCGTCTTGAGCAGGCTTGCGTTTGAGGTGTTTAAGGTCGATCATTTTAGCCTCTCGATGTACGTGTTAGCGGTCTCAATAGACGCGAAATATCGAACTTTGATGCCGGCGTCACGGAGCTTGGTGTAGGCGCGCTTCAGTCGAAGCTTTGATGCCTTATCGTCGAAAGCAAGTACTACGATTTGATTCGTCAGTTTATCGATGTAGTCGTCGTGCGCAACCAAATCGTTGTCCGTTAGTATAACTTTGTGGTGGCCTATACGGGCCCGGACTAGGCCAAGTTTAACATCTACCCACGTGGGACCCGTAAAGTTCAAAGCTTTGTCTGAATCCTTTGTGTTGTAGTCGACAATCATGCCGTCGTCAATAAATCGGTACACGGGTTTGGTAAGTTGCATGTTAGCCCCTTTTCCGGTTTAACGTAGGTAGACGGCCCGGAAACAATTTCTCATATTGAGCCGCGATTTTAGCGGGATCGACGCGGTACTTAGTCGCGGCTTCATCGATTAGTTGGTAGAGACTGAAACTGGAAGTCTTAGCCTCGCGATTAACTGCCATGGCGGCGGAGTTAACGATAAGAAGTGACATGTTAACCTCAGTGGTTTTTAGGGCCGTTAACAATTTGGGACGCCTTCTAAGTCCGCATCCTACCCGACTCTTATCGGTCGCAAAACTTAACGACCTTCGACGCGGTGTCGAGACTATTATAGTCGTCGAGCGCTTCAGCGTAGGAGGTGTGAAAGCCGGTATTACTAATAATCCAGTTAGGGTCGCGTAGATTGGCGACCGAGATAGACCCTTTGTCGCCATGAATTTCTAGTCGAACGAGATTTTGGCCGAGTACTTTGGTTTTAGCAACTTTCATTTTTTGTCCCCATTGTCGGTTTTTAGTCAGCAGGTCTGACTTACACAGCCTACCCAACTCTTATCGGCATCCTATCAAAAAACTTTAGCTGAATGTATAACAAATCGTATAACATTGTATAAACATTCATATATTATTTTATAGAGACGATAAGTAGAGTTGACGGGGGCCCGGAGCCAGCGTATAAAGACCTAAGCAGCTGAGCCGACGTCAGCTACTAATGTAATGATCTGCCTCGCATGCAAGACCTGCGCCAATAATTTTCCGCAAATCTGCCCGCAATATTCATGCCAACTTTTCTATAGCCCCAAATAGACTTTCGAAAATTCCCAAAAAGTAAAAATCCGAATTTCGACTTTTCGAGTTTCGGATCAAATATTCGGTCATTTGCTTTTGAGATTGGAGACCGTTAGGCGCGGCGCTTGGAAAGTTTCAAGGTCCGTAATTCTCTCAACTCGTCCAAATATATCACATCGGGGTCCCGGCGATCCCGACAAGCGCTCAGCATCTCTTGGAAATTCGCTAGTCGGCTGGGGAGATGGAGGTCGCGGGGAAACATCCGCATATATCCGTACGTTTGTTCGATGGCCTCGGTCAGATGCTTGATGCGGGTTTCGCGGATCTCATTGATAGTCTGGGTGAAGGACATTTACTTACCTTTCTTGAGTTTACGGCTAATCGCTAAACCGACTACGGCTACGATCGCGGATACTAGAAAGCACCCTATCAACATCGCTACCAAGTAGTCTTCTACGGAAAATCCCATTGCAGTACTCCTAGATCATCGGTTCGGCGCCCGCGACTTCGAGGTCCTCGGGATTGTCGTTACCAAGGGCCTTCTCCGCGGCGCGCTTTTTACGTTTCTTAAGCTCTTCGGCTTTACGCTTCGCTTCGAGGTACGCGGCCATCGTATCGTAGTTGGGGTCCATTTTTAGAATTCCTTTAGGATGCAAAGTTCGTACAGAGAGCCTTTCGCCCTTTCTACTTTAATATTAGCATGTTGGCGCAAGGAGTCAAGGACTAACCGCTCGAGACGTTCGACGCCCGCCATCGTACGGGCCTCAAATTCTAAGATCACGGAATTCTTCAGGCTTTCGTCGGTGTCCACGGTGTACGCGGTGACGGTGTCGTACTCGGAAGCCGAAGTTTCCCACACGTAGTATGACTTACCGACGATGCCCGCGGTGGGGCCTAGTAGCGCGGTAAAGAACTTAAGGATAGTCGACGTGGGGGACGTGCAGTCGATGTCGATTTCAACGCGGTCGTCATTCGAGCCCTTGTCCTTACCTTTAACAGTGAGCTGCCGAATCCCGTCCCGCTCCCGAACACGGGCGAAGTCGGCAACGACGTTAGGGTCGCCGACGGTGAAGTATGTATCGTTCGAAGACCCGAAGCGGCGAACGTGCGACTCGGCCCGCATGATCTTGTCGATCTCCATAGTGACCCAATTAAGATCGGCACCGGTAAGGGTGAATTTTTTTTCTATCTCGCGATTTTTGAAGCCCATACGCGTATCGCCTTCTGTATAGTAGGTTGACTCACGCCATATTTGGCTGCAAGATGCCTCTGTGAAACCGTACCACTCTCATATAAGGCCGCAATCTCTTTTTGCTGCGCCTCCGTCAGCCTAACCCATCTTTCCGATAAGAAATTTACGTTATCGCGTACGGCTTCTAAATGCGACCAGCGCTCACCGTGTTTTATCTTATGAATAGTAGCTTGACCTACGCCGAACATTGCTCCTATCTTTCGCTCGCTTAACACTCCGTCCCGCACTAATTTACAAATATCTATAACGTTCTCTTCGGTTAACTTAGCCGACCCGACACACACCCCTACTGCCGGTGGCGGCACTAATCCGGTGGCTCTAGAGTGCGTAATGTTCTCCATAGCCGTAGCCCATTCCAGGTTGCATACGCGATTGTCGCCCTTTATACCATTTTTATGGTTCACTTGCGGACGGCTTTCCGGGTTAGCCAGAAATTCTAATGCTACTAGCCTGTGGACCAACTTGTGTACTCCGCCTATTGTCACTCGGCAGTATCCTGCAGTCATATCCGGGGTAAGCAGTCGCTGAGACTGGACAGATAACACTCGCCCTGTACTACTAACTAAGTACCAGCCGTCGGTTTCGGACACCGTCCGCCACTCTTCGTCTATTAGTTTATTGAGCATAACTCGACTACTCCAGACCAAGTAGGTTTAGCCGGTCTACCTGTTAGTAGAGTAACGGCCCTCGGACTTAGGTCAAAACCCCGCACAGAAATCCAGCGTCCGTTCATTTTGTCGTTCAAGCGTACCGACTTACACGGATACGGGCCGGCCAACTTAATGCGAATCCACCGTCCTACCATCTTTAGTCGGTGCGGGGCCGCCATTGCTACGGACGGTATTTGGTTAGGTTTAAACACTTCTCCGGATGCCGTAACGGCGCCGGATACACAGGGCTTAGGGGTACCGACGTCAGAGCAGTTTTTCTCCCCGTATCCGTAAGTGGTGGCGGTTAGTCCGGACGCCAGGGTAATTAATAGTTCGGTTAGGATGCTCATTTGTCACCCTTCGCGCCACAGGCACACGCCCCTATCATCGAATCGTAGGACCGCACCACGCCCGGATAGCAGACAACCCGGCAATTACGGGACATTAAGATATGCGAGTCGGGCCGCCATTGCGAGGGGTCCGTGGCGCATCCTGCTATTAATATTAAGATAGACAGCATACCTGATAATATACACATAAAATCCTCATATAAGGCGGACGGGGGGTGTAGCCTATCACGACCGCGACCGCGACCCCGACCACGACCCCGACCCCGACCCCGACCGCGACCGCGACCCCGACCCCGACCCCGACCGCGACCCCGACCACGACCCCGACCCCGACCCCGACCGCGACCCCGACCACGACCCCGACCCCGACCCCGACCCCGACCACGACCCCGACCACGACCCCGACCCCGACCCCGACCGCTCCCTATATCTTTGCTTTAATCCGCGCATACGGCCTCCCTCACTTGTTCGTGAATACCCCGTACGACTCAATGATCGAAGTGCGTATTCTCCACTCGTCTCCCAGTTTTTGGGCGTCCTTAAATCCTTTATCTTTAAAATCTCCCGTCTCGTATACTAAAAACGCGTTACGTAAAATGATGTCGGTACTATTAACCCCTACAAGCTCCCCATGATATATGTAATTTAGGCAGAAAAACGTTACATTCTGCCCCAGCAAAGCTTCCATACCTTGGCCTTCGACTTCTTGAACTTGTACTAGCTTTTTCATGCTGTCTCCTAAAGTTGACTTCCACACTACTCTTCGGATACCTTGCGAGCAAACTTTAGAAGAAACTTACAACTTCATGTAAGTACGCCACTTTCCGTCTCGGTAATCGAGCGCACCCGCCTCGATCTGTTTAAGCTGCTCCGGGGGCACGGGCTCCTCGGGACAGTCGTACGTCGCTAGGTTCCTGGAAAGTTTACATTGTTTGCAAGTCGCCACTTCCGCCGCCTCTTCCCATATATGCATCATTTCCATGCGCTCCTTTAGAAATTGCCTTAACTGGGTCGGGTATAGCTTATTTTACCTCCCCCTGCAACAAAGACTGAATTAGGCGCAACTTCATGTCGGGCGCGAACTCTTTGATGGCTAAAAGGGTGGCAATATTCTCTCGCAAAGTGCGCTCTCCAGTAGTGAGGATAATTTTCTTGTCCTCAATTTCCTCCCGGGCGTCCTGCCTATCGCGGGCGGCCTCGGCAGTAATCATATACCGGACCGCCATTTCTTTGATAGGAGCCTTAGTGCGAGGGGAGATATAGCCGCGGCTATTGAGTTCGGCGGCGATCCGGGAGTACTCGATCCCTTGTCTGCGGAGGCGGGTTGCGAGTTCGGCGGCTTCTTCGTGGGAGATTGCGGACTTTGCGGTGACCATGTTAAACCCCTTGGCTTGTGTTAAGTGTGTCGACTGCCGACATCCACTCTTTTAAAGCAAACCGCGGGCCAAGTCAAGGGTCAGTGTAAGCAGGCACTTAACCCAAGAGGGGCTGTCTAAGGATTGGTCAGTTGGTATAGGGGGTTACGATCAGCGAATCGATCCCGGTTAAGAGCCTATCTTTGACCGTGGAACCGTGGAAGACCGGGTCGAGATTATGAAGAATATCGTACAAGGGTAGGGGTAAATCGACCAATTGGGCGAATATAGGGGCCAAAATCGGACGAAGGTCCACCCCGTGCTGACGGGCAATTTGGTAGTGCTTTGAGGCGTCGGAGTCCCACCCCAAGAAGGACCACACGTTGTCCGCAGTGGCGTCGTCGGGGATACGGTCCAGGATCTCTTGACGAATTTTGAGTAAGTCGGCCATCGGGGAGTACCTCCTACCACTGTTTATCGTCCGGAATGATCCAACCTTTAGGTTTCTTTTTCGGATTCAGTAACTGGGCGGTCTCGCAGCAAAATTGGGGATACATCGCCCACCGACTAGGGTTTAGCCAGATCACGCGGAGTTCTTCGGGTGTGACGTATCGCCAAGGATTCAGGGTGTCGAATTGGTGAAGCCAGATCATTTAGCGTCCATCCACGTAAATCCTGAAACGAACCCGACCCTAATCTTGACTGTCCATCCGAGATCGTCGTTTAAAGATTGGACGGCGGCTTCTTTAGCGGCACGGAATTCCTCGAGGCGGTCGGTAGGCACTTCTGCCAAAATTTCGTCATGAATTACGGTCACGAACCGACTGTAAGGCGCTAGAGCGAAAAGTTTGGCCGTCAGTATATGGATTAATCCAGACACGGAACTCTGGATCAAATAATTAAACGCCTTGCGAGGTTCGGGGGTTAGCCTATACCCAAACTCGTTTATCAATGCCCCGTCTAACTTAATCTGCCGCTCGAGACTGTCGGCCAACTCGCGAACTTTCGCAAAAAGTGCCCAATACACATTATAGAATTCCTTAGCCTCCTTAAACGACAATATGAATCCGTTTTCGTACGCAGTATTTACTAATTTGCGAGGCTGCATAGAATAACCGAGACCGAGGCAAAGGATTTTATGCAGTTGTCTCAGGGTCTTAAGGGATTTCTTAATAATATCGTCGTCGGCTACCCACTGGTCCGCGAACGACCCCGCAGGCCACGTCGCGTTGAACGCGGCGCGCACTTCGTCCTTACCTATCGGCGACCGGCTGGCCACCATTAAATAAATATCAGAAATCATCAACGTGTGATTACTATCGTAGTACGGCCGCTCGCCAACGCCGTCCAACGTTGCGTACCGGTACATGCGATCGCCGGAATAGTGACTAGTAACCGCAGGCTCTCCTGAAGCCAGGTCCATTGACACGATTGTATAACCTGGATCAGTCTCGATACACCGCATTAGCTCGGGGCTTTTCCTGCTGAGCCCTTGAGGATTTAATCGGGCCACGAATGCCTCCGACTCATGCAACGGTCAAACCATAACTTAAATTCAGTTAATGTCAGGTCGTTTTTGGCCACATTGCATGTTCCGCAACATGCTCGTAAATTGTTAACTAGGTATCCTGCAGTGTTATCTAATCTATCTACCCCATTAACGCGTACCGAATCCGCGACTCTACCGCCTCGATTATATGTCTTAATATTACTACTTGCGGGTATACCGCATATATAACATGGCGACATTATCAGGTCTCGGAATTCGTCTAAGGTCACAGAAAATTCGTAATTCCGGCTCTTGGCGTTAAATTTATAACTCCGAAAATGCTGGCGCGTGGCGGCCTCCCCATCGGGTAGCCGGCTCAGGTTCTTGCGCGGACGATTCGCCCACCGGTCTGCTTTACAGCCACACGAGGGTAGAGGTCGATACCGAAGATACGGCCCTCTGAACACCCGCTCGGTTCCGCAATCGCATCTACCTAAGTAGTAGGGTACTTTATTTTTGGTGTGCGAAAAACTTAGTACGGTCACTAATCCGAATTTCGCGTTGATCATATCGATCCGATTGTGCGCAGCAGTCAATGGCGACCTCCCGCCATACGGCTCGTGCTAGTCCCGGCAACTTTGATGTCGATATACCAACGATTACAGTGACTTGACGCCGCGTATAGAGCGTCAATCTGTTTCAGTACGATCATGCGCTTCTTCCGTTTCTGTAACATTAGTCCCGGCTCGCCCCACTGACCCAGTAAACTAGCCTTCGTAGACGGGGCTCCCTTCTTAGTAAAGAACTTGGGCACCATCCCCATCTTAATCATAAATAGGTGCACCAGTTGCGCCCCCGATCCGGGATTGAATTTCACTTCCTTGAGTGCCTTCGGGTCCCCGGCGCGGTACTTACGAAGACGGCCCTCCCGACCCTTGTCGGTCTTAACCTTACTCAACCACTTCTGTAGGCGGTCCTCTTCGACTTCCGCGATCTGAGGGGCGTACGCCGTCAAAAAGCGCTGCTCAATCTCGGTAATCTCCTTGGCGACGATTTCCCGGTTCTTAAGAGCGAGGGGCCGGTTAATCGGAACGCCCCGGATCTTAGCGCCCACCACGAAATCCGCGGTCGACTTGTACAGCTGGTGATCGAGGGACCAGTCGTACCCGATCGTCACGAAATAGTCCGTGATGAACTTATAGAGGCGGAGGGTAATCTCAGTGTCCGCGACGTTGTAAGTACGCAGAATGTCCGGGGGCAGCCGATCGAGGTACATACCCTCCTGGCCCTTCTTAACCCCGGGCACGTTCGCCTTGATCCAGTCGTGGGCCTCTTTTTTATGGGAGACGGTTTCACCGAGGATCCGGAGGGCGCACTTAACGAGACCGAGGCCCGCGGTTGGGATCTTTTTAACCTCAGGGGTCTCCCCGTACTCAATAACAACGGACTCGTCGACCACGACTTCAAACGCGCTCTTGTCGCCCCCGTTATCATACACTTGCGCGAGGCGCATCGTATCGAAGGCCAAGTCGGGCTGTAGGTGCGGGTATCGACACAGGAAAACGCCCTTCTCGAATTGGTAGTTATGGACTATAAATTGGTAGCTGTCGGCGACAAGCTCGGCGATACGTTGGCCGACTTCGACTTCACCTACCAAGTACTCTGACCGGATCTCGTCCCCGACGAACTCGGAAAAGGCACACGACATTACCCGGAACAGGGGCCTGTAGTATTCGGTCGAGGCTCGAAAGGACCCGTCGGGCTGGAGTTCGCCGGTCTCAAAGTCCAAGCATATTATCTTATACATAAGGTGAACATCTCCACCGTGGGGCACATAGTCCGCATCGTAATCGTCGGGTATGTCCGCGACCATCTATAGTAACGGCCAAGTAAGAACGTATCTTCTACCCAATACATTCTTCTCACGGGCGCGCCTTAAATGGGTTACGGACGGATTGGGCGAACAACTTAATAGTCGGACAGCATACGTACTGCGCGGATATGCTCCACACCCTAAGCGTGGGTATGCGCATCCAGTGCGGCCCGTCCGGTACTCCGACGTCTCGCCAAAACATCAGCGCCTCAACATATTAACGGTGGGGCACGCCGCCGGATAAATGCTACCTACGGCAGGACCGAGCCAATATAGGACCCTACCCCCGAGCTTGCCGTATACCCAAATCGACGTTACCATACGACTTCACCTGCCGAAGTTACGGAAAAATAACAGAGGGTTCCGTCCGTTGAAACATAGTTACCGGGCACCAGTAGCGAAAATCGCGTGTTCTTGCCGTTCGCATTATCGGAGAACGAAGCCAAAATTGATCCGTCGTTGAGCCTTAAGAGCACCTCGTCGAACCCGGGCCCATTTCCGCACGGATCAATCGCCGCCACGGGGGTAAATGGGGTCGGAGGGGCGTCCAAACCGTTTTCGCCGTCCTCCCCGTTACACACCGTCGCCGACTGTTGGCCCGTGTCGAAGGGGGACCAGAGGCCGTCACGATCCGAGTCGAGGGCCGCCAACCAGGTCACTCCTCCCGCGGGGCATCCGATTGCGGGGCCGAATTCAAATACGACAGAATACCCAGCAGGCCCCGTTGGACCATAATCGCCAGTAGCGCCGTTAGCACCGTCAGTACCAGAAACGCCCGTACTCCCCACAGAGCCAGTAGGACCGGCGCTCCCAGTAGGGCCTTGAGTACCGTTCGCGCCGTTTTCACCGGGGAGCCCATTCGTGCCGTCCTTACCGTCTTTTGGTTGTTGACCGGATTGTACCGTAGGGGGAGGGGTTGGCGCAGGGTCCGGTTGGGCGCACCCTTCGGTCACGCATTCCGACTGATAATAGACGCGCCCGCAGCCTATGATTAACGCGGCCGTTGCAAGTATTTTGACCAGGTACACGAGATACCTCCCGAAAGATTGAGGAACATGCCCAAGGATTTTTGTAGACGCACCGACTTAAGAATACGGGGCACCAGCTGGGGGTAATTAGGGACGATCTTAAGAAAATGCGGATCGGCTTCATTAAGCTCGTATCCGGACCAGAGGGTTTCCCGATTAAAATGGTGAAGGATAACGTCCGCCTTCATCCGAAGCGCGCCGTACAGCTGATAAAGCATCAACCGGTCGTCGTGCTGAAGAGACTCGGCCCAATTGGTAGCGGACTCCCGGGTGAGCACTCCCGACACACCAATCCGCGCCCCATGCCACAGTAGATAAGAGCCCGGCAAGGCCCACCGGTTCGTACACTGGGAGTATATGTAGAACGCCATGGACGCCGACATACTCAAGGTGTAACAATTGACAGTGCGCTTTTGGCCTTTGAGGAGGGCGATCAGGTTGATCAACTCCTGGCCCGCTGTAACCACGCCGCCCGGGGAGTCGATCAGGATGTCCACGGACTGCTTTGAGGGCACTAGGAGCCGCTGTTGGAGGGCGGCTTTGATAGGTGTGATCGACTCATCGGTAATCATGCCGTCGATAAAGATGAGGGGATCGGGTTCGGCGTCGGCGAACGTGGCCCACAGTAGGCAGCTAAGGACCGCCGCCAGAGTAACTAAAGACAGCCAATTAATAAACTTGCTCATTTGCCCATCCTGTCCGCTTTAAGTTTCGCGAGTAACGAAAGATCCGCAGGCATCGTAGGTTCTTGGATGTCCAGACCGGACAATCGCGGCGAAAAGTTCATTGCTTTCTTCTGGTTACCCGATTCGTCCTTCGAAACCTTGGTGAGGTCGGTAAGAAACTGGAACTTGTACTTTGTTTCCCCGCCCCGCGTCATCTTACCGACGACCGCGATGTCCCCGAAATGCTGATTCAAGGACTCCGCCAAACCGTAGCCGCCAAGCCGGGGGGCCGCCTCGTCGATAGCGCCAAACGCGTCCGTCGATTTGACATCCAGGACCCCCGTTACAACGATATGGGTACCGAGTTCCCGCTGGCATGCCTTGAGGAGGCCAATAACTTCGCCTAGGATTTCTTGGGTCGCTTCGGTCTCCTTGTACGTATTATGCTTACCCGCGGTAGTGCGGCACTTCTCCTTCCACTCCTGGGTACCTTTCACCATCGCTTCAAGGACCGCGAGACCGTCGACGGCAATCGCCTTGTACGCCTGGGACTTGATGTACGCCTGGTCCATCAAGATCGCACGAAGGAACTCGAGGGACTCGTCGGAAGTAAAGGCGCGCTCGTCTTTCTCCCCGGGCCACACGCCATAGTCGATGCACATTGGCTCGACATTAGCCTTACCTTGAACGGATGCGGTCTTCGGCCCGTGGGACTCTCGGAGCCCATACAGATAAAGCGTCTTAACGCCCAAGGTACCGATACAATACGACTTTCCCGCGCCTTGACTTCCAAGCACAATAAGTTCAAGCAGTGGGTTCTTAAGAGCCTTAGCGGCGGACTTTTTCGCGGCGTCGAAGTTAAACATTACTTACGGTCTCCTTTGAGGTTCAAACGTTTAACCAGGTCCAAGTTAGCGGCCTTACGGTCCGCAGCTTCCCGGCGCTTAGCTTCCCACTTCCGACGGGCCAGACGCTCGAGAGGGGTGCGACGACGGGACTGATCGTACGGGATCACTTGGGCCAAGCCAATGCTGCCCCCGAAGACCGAGACCCGGGCCGTTTGAAAGACCCGGTTAAGGACGGTATTAATATCTTTTTGATCACTCATTGTTTGGTTCCTCCATTAAGCTTATCGTCGGTCCGTCTGGAAAACTTTAGCAGTTTCTCAGAACCGCAGCGAGGACAGCGGGTTACCTTGGTGCGCATTAATAGTCGGCAAGAGGCGCACTTGTATATAGTCACCGGGACCCCGGCCGCAGAGACGCCTTCTTTTCCAGTGAAAGCAGATTGTTACGATCACGGGTCTCCGCGCCGCACTCGACGCATTTGTATCTTTGATACTTACCAACCGCGGTAAACTTGTAACCGTTCTTCTTAAACTCCGTGGATCCACAGTTACACTCAGTATCTAAGGATGCGGAATACATATTGAAATTGATCGAGTTATCCCACGGTTCGAGCTTCTTATAAAGTTCCTCGAGCGAGAGTACATCGTACTTATTATACCGCTCCATCTCTTTCCACGCCGCCAGATTGCCCGCGAGGCACTCCTTCCACAATTCGAACCCGCCAAACTTCGCGTGCTTGATCTTCTTGTACTTAACGCACAGTTTGTCCGTCATGTACTCGAGCTTATTGGAAGTAAATTTGAAATGCTTGGACGCGATCTGTTTGGTATCAATATGCTTAAACGACGATGGGGGCTGAAATCCGTTGAGAATGAACCGCGCGTTCAATTTCTTCTGATCAAAGGACTTTCCATTTTGGGTGATTACGATATCGGCCTCGTTAAGGAGGTCCCAGATACCCTGGAGCAGCTTGCGGTCGTCTTGGATGTCCTTAACGCCCCGCTGATCCTTGTACATGATCTTGGTAGGCGGATCATGCAGCCACTTGGCGGACCACGAAAGTACGTGCCAGTCGGAATGGACCTGATTGAGGGCGACGTTGTTCTCCCAGAGACCCCACACATAGCCGAGCATGGGAGCCGTCTCTATATCAAAGATAAGGACCTTAGGCTTACTCATTGTGTTATCATCCTAGCGGCAATAGATAGTACGCAAGCGGTCCCTGCTCCGAATATAGTAACCGACATACAGTAGCATAGCATCCAACAAATATCGGCTACCCGATCTCGGTATTCACCTAAACTACTCATCGTCAGACCTCATCGGGATGTTAAACTTGAGACCACGAACTTTAGCGAATGCTCGAGCCGCTTTCAGCTTAGATGCGAACTTACGTTTATTGTCTAAATACTTAGTATCGCGGTAGTCCTTAAGTTCCGCCGTCATCTTCTCGATCTGCTCGTCAGATTTCATAGCCTCGTCTAACCGCTTAATACCCTCGAACAGCGAGCCAACTAAGTCCACTAGCTCCTCGTCGGTCATGTTTACGAGCCGCGCCTCTTCTAGAATGAGCTTATTTGCCATGTATGCCTCGGCTTTAAAATGTTTATCTCCATCGGGTGCCATGTATAGAAATCAGGCTCTTTAATCAAAAGGCACGTAGGGCAACTCCACCCCCGACTTGTAAAGAACGTCGTATACAGCGGCGTGGGTCCGCTATACGTCAAGATCCGCCCGCCATTTCCGGAGATCGTTTCGGAAGTCTTCGGGGTCAAAATTGGGGCAAGTCTTTCCGGCGTTGAATTCCCGATGCCCATAAACGTCCTTACTCTTAAGGCCGAATTCGTCCAAAAGGTCTGATACCAGTTCATACATTGACTCCCGTTGCACTTCAGTCATCCGGTCTCGCCCGATCCAACAAATACCGATAGACTCGGCGTTCTTCCCCTCGCAATGGGCTCCGCGTTGGTCAACCGGACGCCCATCTTCGATCGCGCCATTGCGACGGATAACATAATGATATCCCACATCTTTCCAGCCGCGCCCTTTAACGTGCCATTCGCGGACCTCTCTTACGCCGACGTCTAGAGTATCGGGGCTGTCCGACGTATGCAGGATAATCATGGAAATTTTACGCACGCCAAATCTCCTTGATAGCGTAGCCCTGCGGGGTTACGTATAGCCCGAAGCGTTTTGCTACCAGCAGCTCGTAAGGGTCTGTACACTCGATCCATATAAGCGGGTCCGCGCAAAGCCTGTCTAAATTTTCAGCAAACCTTATACGCGCGACCTCTATACGCTCTTGGTGACTATTGTCGTACAACTTTGCCAAATGCCGCATCGCCCGGCTGCGGTACCTGCTACTAGTCCACATACCCTTAGGCGTTCGTAGCAGGTCATAGTCCGTACCGGGTCTAGAGTTAAATAGCTCGATTACGCGGGTCTTTAGCCCTGCATATGATAATAGGGCAGGCACGGTTAGATCGCCGAGATAGACTACTTCCCCGGAACTACGTACACCGTACTCCATTACAACTTTTGGCTTGAATAGGTCTCTAATCTTCATTTAACAACCCTCCTCGCGACTCGAAAATAACTTATCAACTATTAATATCAACGTCAACATATTAATGTTTGCGCTTATGATTCTGCCCAAACTATAGACTCGACGAAGGACTTAGGCAACTTGTCCTTATACTGGCGAATGAGTCGGCTAAAGTTGCCGTCCAGAATGTAGGTCTTCGAAAAATCATCAGGATCCCGGGTGGACCGCCCGCACGCCTGGATCACCACTTTAAGCGTCTCGAGCGCGTACCAATCGTCCCCATCCTGGAGGGCCTTCCTCTTCGCAACAATCGGATCTTTGAGGTCGGGGAACGGGAGCTTAGGTATAATATTCAGGCGGCACAGATCGCCCTTCAAGTCGATCCCCTCGGCGCACCCCGACGCCAGAAACACGCCCCCGTGCTGCTTAAAGAAGTCTAGCTTTTCAATCTTGTTCGTGGAGTCATTCACGATCACGGGCCCCGAAAAGTGGGGAGCCAGCTTCTTGGACATCGAGTACGTCGTATGGACCAAAGTATTAAGGCCCAGATTCGCCGCCAAGATCTTCTCGATTTCGCCCACGATCTTCCGGGGGTCCGCCTCCCAATTCATCCGGAACGGGGCGGGCTTGAAGTACACGGGCCGATTCTCTTTGGGGATCGGGGAGGGCGCGTCTAGGAATTTAACGTGCCGATCGCCCACCAGATCGAGAATGTCGGACTGCATCAAGGTTCCCGACATTAAGATCAACTTCTTGGCTCTTAATAGTTTATCAACGACGAACCGCGGAGGCCGGATGGGCTTAATATTAAGATACCGATCGGGCCTACCCCGGTACTTACCCGAATCGATCCACACCGCGTAATTCTCGGGGGCCTCCTCCAGGCCGCGGAGGGTCATCCGGATTTGCTCGAGTTCGCGGGTTATTTCGGCGAACCGTGTGGGTTGGGCCTTATAGTAAATCGCGAGCGCGGACAGCTTTTTGATCTGATCCTGGAGCCACCGACCGAGGAATACGGTATTCGTGACGGTCTCGGGGAACTTGAACATCGAATACCGGAGCCGAGATCCGCACAACAAGAGGAGCATCGACGGAAGGGTGTGAGCCTCGTCGACTATCAGGACGTTCGGGTCCTCCCACCCCTCTGCCTGCGTAAGATAATAAAGCGACATAGGGTTAAAGAACGTCGGTTGCGTAAGGGCCCGCTGCTTACAAACGGTATAGGGGCAGTCCTGACACGCTTTTTGCTCAAGGGTGTTAGTCCAATCGTGGCACGAATAACCCGACGAGCAGTTATAATGGGTCTTCCCCTTCAAGAAATTCTTCTTTGGGTATGAAGCGGCGTACTGGTCGATCAGAAGGTTCGACGGCGTTATAACGTGGGCCCCGGTCACCAGGGAGATTGCCTGCGCTAAGGCGGACTTCCCGAGAGCGACGGGGAAATTGCCCGCGAGGATCGGGTGCTTCCAGTTTTCGGCGAACCACTCAAGAACGTCCTTCTGAACAGGTCGAGGAACGCGCGAGGTGCCATCGAAGTATTTAAGGAAGTCTACCATACGTTCCTCTTTCCTAGCTGAATGAACATATCTATCGTGGGGCACGCGGGAATAATTTTAATAGAGGCGGGCTGCCTAAGCCTGGCTAATTGCGCGCGGTCACGCTTATAATTACATCTAATCCATATACCTTGGTACGCCGTCAACCACCCATCTTGTGGGTCGATCATCGCGCAGCCCAACATTTGTAGATCATTACGCTATCCGAAATGTCATCCGACACAATGTGGTGCGTGACCATATCGAATCCCGTTTCCGCAAGGGACCGGCAACCCTTAATATCCGCGGTCGGTCCGGCAGCCCCATTCTTCTTGGCCCACTGCTTCCACGACGAAGAGTAAATGAAGGACGCGGACTCCGACATCTTTGCATGGATCCGGGGGCAGCAGAGGAACGACCCGATCACAATAAGGACCAGCCGAGACTTAACGCCCTCGAACAGGACTTTCTGAACGTCCAAACCGGGGGGCAGGTGCTCGTTAAGGAAGTCCGTAAGCTGCTCGAGCTGATACTGGACACGCCGGGAGAAGGGGTCCGTGGGCTTCCGCGAGCGGAGGACCGTGGTCGCGATCAGGTTGCCGTTGAGCCACAGGGACACCCCCGCGGCATTTGACGCCTGATCGATCGAGAGGACGTAGCCAGCTTCCTTAGATTTCACAGGGACGTCCTTTGCTCGGTTAGGGTTGGCCTTTTAATGACTTGCCAAGGTCAGTCAAGGTAGGCGCCCGTTGAAGCGCCTCGTTACGGGATTACTTCATGGGTAATTCCCTCCTTCGCTTACCAGTTGGAGACAGCTTTGATCTTAGCGTTAGCAGAGGCGGTGTACTCGAGGACCGACGCATACTTCTGGACCCGGATCTGATTGGCTTCGGCATGTGCAGAAGCGGCATCGAAATCCGCGAACACGAGGGCCTTGCCCCGGGTGTCAGCCAGCGTCGAACCGTCCGCCATAACGATATTGTAGACCTTGGTGCCGATCTCGTCCTTACCGATGTACTTGATGTAGTTACCGTCGAACCCGAGTTGGATCGTCATTGTGCGACCGATCAAGGCCTTAACGACGCCATCTTCAGCGGCCGTGAAGTTCTCGTTAAGAACGTCCTCGAGCGTCTCGATGGTAACAACGACGCCGAGCGCTTTCATGAACTTCTGAAACTTGCCGTACAAGAAAGTGGTCTTCTTGCCGGTGTCCGGATTGGTGTACTCAACGTCCGCCATGGGGACAAGGAGGAACGCCGTCGTCGTCTTTTCGCCCAGACCTTCGAGGGTAAGTTTGAAGTTACCCCAATTCGGGTCACGGGCGGGACCTTGGAACACCGCAGCCTGAATCGTCACGTCATGCTTGCCCGGATCGAGGTACTTCGATTTGAAGCCTCCCGACTCGGCCAACTTCTTTTGAAGTTCGTCCTCCGTCTTAATAACTGCCTTGGTTAGTTTAAATTTTGGAATGCTCGCCATAATCTATGTACCTCATTGCTTGTTACCAGAACCCTTACCGCAACATACGGTAAGTTATTCTCTTAATACATGTCGCTCGATATAATCCGAGCGAGCTTTTTCTGAGGCGCGAGCCGCGTCCTCTAATTGATCAAAATACCCTAGAAAATGATTATATCCGCCGTGTTTAATCTGAGCCCGCCACCGCCCTCTATCCTTACACCACACTACCCCGCGGTACCCTGAAGCATTCTTGCGCTTACTATTAACACAATTAGCACTTTGACTGATAAATCTCAGGTTACTTTTCTGATTGTTGAGCGGGTTACGGTCAATATGATCCACTACGTACCCCTCCCTACGTCCCATGATTGCAAAGTGTAGTAGTAATACCGTACCTATAGCCGCCCATTCTGACGTCAATTCGCGGACGCCGTACCCTTTGGTGTGTCTTGTCCAGTTAAATTGGTCTAGAAACGCATAATCTTCGTCGTCTACCATAGCGAATATCGCGGCCGTCTTATTTCTCTTACTTAATTGTAATAGTCGCATGTCCAGCCATTCTTTACTCCTTAACAAACTGTTTGCTTACAGAAACGAAGTCATCGACCGATTCGATAACCCCAGAGTCCCAAGATGTACACGCCTCCTTAAAGGCACAATAATTACACGGGCTCCCGAACGCCGCTGCGTAATTAATTGGGCGGTCCCAAATGATATCCTCATCAATGCACTTCGCCGCCATCTGCGTGTGCGCCATCTGATCGTACACGGTGAACCGGTTAGGCTTACCGTCGATAATCAGCCGCCCGAAATCGTCTATCTTAATATCGAAGGCGCGCTCTTTCTTGATCGTGTAATTGCCGGCGGCGTCGGGCTCCATATACGCGTACCGAAGCTCACCTTTATCGGTGCCCACCGAGATCATATACGAAACCAACTGCGCCAAGTTCTCAGTCTTAAACTTGCCGTTCTTAATGACTTCCCGAAGGACGTTCTTAGATTCGGTAGACTTAAGCTCGTGAACCGTTACACCGCTCGAATCAGAAACCACAAAATCGCACCTACCAGAATGCTCAATCCCAGGTACGCCATCGATCGGTCGGCGGAGGACTTTTTCCGCTTGAAAGGTAAGACCGTCCCCTTGGAGTCTTTGTCCGTGCTGCTGCTCAAATTGTGTACCTCGCTTAAGATGTACTTCCGGGATCGATCCGCGAACGCCGCGGGATCGTAGGTAGACTTTCCGCAGACATCCTGTATCGTAATCTGTAAATACGAGCCGTCCCCACATAAAGGCCGACTCAGACCCGCGAACTTTGCGCTCCTTCGTATCATTTTTGCCACTTGACATGGTAGTCCGCTCTCGCTTTCAGCTCGTCGTTTTCGAAGTGTGGCTCAGGGGTACCGGTAGTGGAAACAACGTGGAAGTGGGTCACGAGACCCGAAAAGCGCGATCTCAGGTGATCAATTTCGCACAGTTTGCGGACGTCGTCAATAACAAATATCTTTGCCCCTGTTAATATCTTTACAGACTCTAATAGTCGGTCCGACAATAAAGATACCCACACCGTCGGATTAATGGCGGCCTTCTTTTGTCCATACTCAACTAGAACGTCGCGCATCGACATGCGGCCCGACCCGTACTCCTTGATTCGGGTAGTCTCTTTGTACGCCTGATCTTTGGAAAACCATTTGTAGCCCGGATATTGGCGGGACAGGTCTTCCCGAAGTGCTCCGGCGATTGACCACACTTCGTCGCCCAACTTGGCGGCGAGTGTCGACTTACCTGACCCGTACCCATCGCCCGATATAAGATAGATTTTCATTTATACCTCGTCCGAAGACCAAATCACGCGGTCACCCCTAGCCACTAGGGTATAGCGCTTAGCACATGCTATCGCGTAATCTTCTCGAAAAGACGTATATCGCCACCACCATATGCCGCATATACGTCGCTGTACGGTATACCTCAGTTCTCCCGAGTGTATGGTTTTAATAACCCTGTACATAATTTAGCCCTCATCATAAAGTTCGCAAAAATGCTCCACGGCGTCGTCTAATTGTGCTACCAGGTCCGCGTCACAGTGCGCCTCATCGTCGTCGAGTTCCACATCGACGCCCACGATCGCTAGACGGGCGAGGACTTCCACCAGGGCTCTGTACGTATAATCAGGGATCCGATACGCGTTGCCATCAGGGTACGCCCGCTGCATACGCTCGACGATGTCTGCAAGGGACTGTCTCACGTCGGGGGCTCCTTCCGAAAACAAGAAATAATACCGAAGATACAGAAGTACGCGGTCCACACGATTGCTACTGCCAGAAATCCGCCGAAGATAGCTACCATGTTAAAACTCCATTCGTAAGCCGACGATTATTGCGCGATCCCGAAACCTGTAATCGAGAGTCCCAAATGCCGGCAGATCCCCCAGGCGCACGCCAATACCTACCTGATAATCTTTCCAATCTTTCCAGGCACTTACCGGCGTGGCCACATGGAGATCGTACCGACTAATGGGGGAGGTCACAACCGACACATCCTTCTTATCGGCGACTACTTGGGAAACTTTAGTATCTTTTTTAGTTTCGACGATCTTTTTTTCTTTGGTGCCGTCGGGCTTAACTGTAATAGTGGTGACTTTTTGCTCGGTAGCGATTTCCTCAACCTTTTCATCGGTATGCGCTCCCGCAACAGTAATAGCGGTTGGACAAACCTGATCCGGTCTGGTATAAAGGACATAGGTTACGGCACTTAATACCAATATTAGCAGTTCACGCCAAAAACGTATTAACATTAAGAGTCCTTGAAAATGAAGAAATTCGCCGAATTCGAGATACACGAAGTCGCCATCGAGATCGTATACAAAGAGATTCAGGAAATCAAGAAGAAAAAATTCCGGGATGAGGACGATATCGCGCGGATGGAAAAGCTGATCCGCATGTACTCCACATTAATGGATAACTTGCGGACCAACATTAGGGATGGGTTACACGATAAACTTGTTCCAGATAGCGGCGACGACGGCACTTAATGCGGCGACCCCCAGAGCGGCGATCATCTTAACGGACCCCTTGACCCACTCGAGCGCCTCTTCGGCCCGGGATATCCGGGACTGATAGGTGTCTAGCTTCTCTTCGATCTTGTCGAGCCGAGCTTCGAGATACTGATGCAGGTCGCGGATTTCCATAACAGACCCTTTAGTTGGTATGGTCGAGAAGTAGCTTGAGAACGAAGGCCCGGTGAGCCAAACAATAAGCGGGAGCGCCCCGGACGTACGGAGGGCAGTCGTAACCAGGGTCGAGCATTAGAGCGATTGCGGGCTCAAAGGTGCCGAAGTAAATACCGCGGGCCGTTTGGAAGAGGCCGTCCTGAGGATGGAGAGCTGCCAAAGCGGCTACCAGACTAGCGGACGCCTTGTTAGTGGACCCTTCGATTTCGCCTTGAAGCAAGATCGCGAGTACTTGTATATGCTGCTCGTAATCCGACGGGACGGGAAAGAAGGCTGCGGGCGTCTTCCTACATTCGCGGGCGTCGTCGCCGGCCGACAAAGCGTAGATCGCACGGCACAATAGGCCCTTGAGATTGTCGCCTAAGTAAACCTCGGGCTGGGACGCGGGTAAGCCCATCTGCCAATCGTGCGCGGCGCCATAGTCCGCGAGCCGCTGGAGCTCCCCCAGATCCTTGGCGGACCAGCGGGACCAGATATAACCGATCAACATATCGCGGGATACCGTGGACTTAGACCCCCGATCGACACCGTCCCAACAGGGGCCTACGGTAACGGGTCTACGGTGAATCTCGCCCGACGCGTGTTCCGCCAAATCCATTTGGGGGGATCCGCCTGCCGCCGACGCGATACCTGCCCACATGGTGCCGTCGCAATCGTGGGACGAGGGCCAGCCAGTCTGGGGGTCCGAAGCATCCCGTAAGCTGCCGAGAACGTCCTGATAAGCAGCCTGTAGGTTGCCCGACGCGCCACCCTCGCGCACTTCCGCACGCCCGCACCCTATTAACATTAATACCAATATCGGATAATAAGCGCGCATTTAATCAAACTTTACATAAGATATTGTGTTAGTGTACGTAGTGGACACGGTATACGCCAAGGTCGCAATCGACGTGGCGACTTGCCGACTGAACCCGGAAAGGAGGCCGGTCGTACTGGCTTGAACAACCGTGAACGTCGAGCTGGACAGGTTATTCCATGCTAGAACCGTGTTCGCTGGACGGGCCCATGCAGGAAGCTCCGCAGATTGACTGTCGACGGAGTTACCTGGAGACCCGGTGCCGATGGCCCAATTGATAGTGACCTGGACCTGCCGCCCGACCCTGGTTGCATAAACCGCATACGTCCCGCCCGTACCTCCGCCTGATGCGATGTTAACGGCCGTATTTTTATACGATTGGTAGTATTCGCCAATAAAGTCCCAAGAGGCGGACCCATCGGACTGCAGGGTAACCGAGTCCCCGGGCAGCGCCAAAGTGAGCGCCGTCTCCGAACCGGGCCCGATGGTATCCGAACCCGCCCGAGCGATCGTCAGAATCGCCGTGGAAACATTGACGAAGGTGATAGGCCGCGACGAGTTGTTAGCAGCAGCCGGCAAGGTGAACGTGCGCGCCGTAGATCCGGTCAGCTTAACTACGTGATAGCCGTCGGTGTCCGTGACCGTATACGCCGCGGACGTGGAGTTCGTGGAATTCCACCCCCATACCGGAGTCGTCGCGCCCGCTGACCTGAGCCGTTGACCTGCAACCCCGGCCGCCAAACGGGTACCCGTGCCCGATGCGCCCCCGTAGACGATGTCGCCCGCAGTGGTCATAGGGGAAAGCGCGTCGTACCCCGCCGCCTTCGTAATTTGCCCGGTACCTCCGTTGGCGATCGGAGTAGCGCCCGAAAGCTGAGTCGCCGCCAGAACCGTCAAAGTGTTGCTGTTACCGTCAATGGTCTTACTGGTAAGCGTCTGAGACGCATTCGTACCTACGAGCGTGGTGTCGGCGTTCGGGACCCCGAAAGTGCGCGTAGTGGACGCGGACACGTTCGTAGCATCAAAGACAAAGCGCTTAGTTGGGTCCGAATTGTCCCGAATCTCGAAACCTGTATCCAGAAGAGTTACGGTGTTCGTGGTTGACAGTGCCGCACTCGTGATAACCGGAGCCGTCAAAGTCTTATTGGTTAATGTGTCGGTAGTGGCCCGACCCACCAAAGTGTCCGTGGACGTCGGCAACGTAAGAGTGCCTGTATTTGTGATGGTAGCAATTACAGGGGCCGTCAGCGTTTTATTAGTTAGAGTCTGGCTCCCCGCTTCCGTAACCACCACGCCCGATGTAGGGAACGTCGCCGTAGAATTTTGCCCAGTACCGCCGTTAGCGGCAGGCAATATCCCCGACACATCCGTCGTGAGGACAGCTTTGGTCCACGAAAGCGTGCCCGACCCATTATTACGCATGAACGTATTCGCAGCACCTTGGGCGTCCGGGAGCACTAGGCCGTAGGTAACGTCGCCCACACCCGGAACCGGGGGCGCCGACAAATTGACGGTCATTGTGTCGAAATTAGTCGAATTCTGCAAAGACAACGCCGCACCCGAAGACCCCAGTTCCTGGTACGCTATAATAGCCGGGTCACCTGCGAGGGCTCCCGCAACGACCGCCGCCGCACCGCCCGTAACATAAGGCGTGATCCCCGCCGTAGTGGCCGACGTCGCCAGTACACCGACCGCCGCGGTACCGGATCCCGACGCCGTAGCGGCTGCCCAAATCGCCGCCGGACGATCCGCAGCCCCCGTGGTATCATTCGCGGTAACGGTCAATCCTGCCACAGCGGATCCTACATCCAGTACATAATCGCCTGTAGTAATCGTATCGCCGCCAGCAAAGGCAGTTTGCAAAGACGTGGCCAATATGCCGGATGTAGGCAATGTTACGTTTGTAGTCCCCGTCGTTGTCAGCGTGAGCGCATGATTACCAGACCGCGTGAGGGTGGCCGCCGCATTGTTGGCTACACCCGTACCGCCGTTCGCAGGAGGTACAACGCCCGTCGTAATATCGCCATACCCAAGAACAACAGAACCGGTTTGACCGTTCACCGATAGAACGGTATCCGTAGGCGTAAGCAACTCTTGCCAATCGCCGAGAACTGTGGGGTCGGTGCCCGCTAAAATGTAGCTCTTACTTAAGTCCGTGCGAACCGCAACGTCGCCGGTTTCGGCGGTCAAAGCCAACATAGCTACCTGACTGGCAACAACGAACGTATTAGTAATCGCGATTGCAGGCAGCTGAATTTGCGGGATTTTCGCGGACCCGTCGAGAGAGGCGACGCCTCCTGCAACGCCCACCGACGTAGTGGCCACTTTGGCGTTCAACTGAGTCTGTATCGACGACGTCACATTGTCGAGGTAGCCAATCTCCGTTGACGTTATAGTATTGATCGACGTAACACCCGTAAGATCCCCGCCATCAGATACGATCACAGTAGAGTTCTGCGCAGCCATCCCCGTGGTACCGTCCCACCGCACCAACGCGTTGTCCGTGGTTGAACCGGGACCAATCACCGTATCTGGATCCACCGACGACGTATGCCACGCCGCCCCATCGTACGTGTAAAGCGTGTCGGTGTCCTCGACGTATCGAATAGACCCCACCGGCACTCCAGCGGGGAGGTCCGCCGCCGTCGCGACCGTGGTGATCGCGTCCGCAACTTTAGTAGGCAAAGATAGGAAAATATTCGACATTGGGCACCTTTATTTTTGGAACTTAGCCTTAAACGACGCTTCGGCCGCGTTGGACCCCGCCAAACCGATCGCCACCGACGCCAACGCCATTGATGTATCTATACCGTGAAGAACACTCATCGCCATAAGAGCGCTCATAGCAAACACGGCGATAAAGGTCCGACGGCATAATAGAACGTTTTTCACGAGTACCTCACTTTAATCGATTAAGCGTCCGGGGCCCCGACAAACGGGTGGCTCGGCGCGAACGGCGGTGTCTCTTCCTTGATCTTATCGTAGCACTTGGTGCGAATGGTACCCGCGGTCATATCCATAGACGTAACCACGTTGACCCACTCGAAATAGTATTTCTTAGACGCCTTGAATCCCGCGTCTCGTGTCGCTTTGTCCACGAACCCGCCAAGCGTAACCTTGGTCAAATTCGCCTCTAGGTCTACCGTCACCGATATAATGCGCCAATAACTCAGCGTCACACCAGTGTTTTGCGGTAATGATATTGCCAAAGCCATTCCTGTCTCCGTTACGACATCAAGCCTAAGGCCCGTACTGCGTTATAGACTTCCTGTAACATCGTCTGTTCAACGGACGTATACAGGACCCCAGCCGTAGCCGCACCGGACGAGGCCGGCTGCGAAACCGGACTAGTTCCGAAGAATCCCAAATTGCCCGTAAACGCCGCCGCACCGTCTACTTCGAACGCATGCGCGGTCGTGTCGGACCCTCCGATCTTAAGGGCATTCGCTAAATAATTGTACTTCGCGCCCGAATCGTAAAATCCCCAGGAGTTTACGGCTACATCCCCCGCCCCGTAATCTGCGAAGAAATTAATAGACTGCGTAATCGTCTGGGTACCGCCGGTAGACACGTTGAATGACCGAGCCCCGATCAATCTACCAATCGTACCGCCAGTATTGCCGGCGTCAAACACGTTGGCATATACGCACGCAGTTAGATTATCCAATGTTGCCCCCGCCTGCATCGAAATTACATTGGGGAGCGCTAAAGAGGCTAGCCCGAGTCCGAATGGGCCCGACGTACCCACAAAGGTAGCGTCCATGTTAACCAAACACGACGTATTAAACGCAATCGTGTCGCAGTTTGCAACCGTGCCCGTTGCTGTTAGCATCGTAACTAGTAGGTTATTAGACGCGGGGTTACCGCCGCCATCGGCTACCGTATAGCCCGAGGTGGACGTGAGCTTGCCGATAGTGAGGCCGCCTGAGAATTGCAAGCTACCTTGGATCTCCACGTCCCCCATAAACCGCGCGGCGCGAACCGTACCGGAAGACGTAACATTTTGCATATCGACAACGATACCCTCTGCGGACTGGCATGCACCTACGTTAGGGGCGATGTTTACCCCAAAAAAGGAGCCGCCAAGGGTCTCTAGATTCGGCTGCAGCGCGGCCGAGAAGTAATTCGACCCAATCGTGCCGCCCGACTGCTGATTAAAGTCCGTAAACGCGTTAACAGTGTTACTGACGTCAGTTAGGCCGTGCGCAGTCTGAAAGCAGGCCACATCGCCCGCAGACGATATATTGAGGCCTTGTACATACCCGAAAAATTGATCGGTCTCGGCAATCGCTCCGTTGACTGTCGATCCGAGAGTCTGCCCTGCAACAAGCGCGGTTGCGTCCACGCCAATATTAATGTTTTGCCCAATGATTTTGGACGCCTCACACCCGGCGGCAACATGAATCGTACTGTCGTAAGATTTTAGTTCGCCGCTCGTTAATGGGTCCGTCCCATTGCCGACCGTCATATAGGCGGCAAACGGGGTCATATTTCCCGTGTTGGACGCTTGGATAGACCTCAGGGACACCCCGACCCCAAACAATGACCCCTCGGACGGAAGGGCTGACATATCGTCCCCGATGGACCCCTCGTAAAAATGGAGGTTCCAACTCTCGATGGCACCTACGTCGGCCGCATTAATCGCAGAATAGTGCGTATGAAGTGCATTAAACGTATTCTGGTCGCTTGGTACGATAGTATGATTGAAAATCTGACCGTGCGTGACTTCGCCGAATGTGTATCCAGGAACGGAGTACAGCTCCCCATCGTCGTCGAAACCCGCAAACGACCGCACATTGCCCGTGATATCCGCCGCGACCGGGGACCACGACAACTGCCCGTTACCGTCATTAACTAGGGCAGTCGCTGCGGCCCCTTGCCCGTTAGGCCACGTATAATCCACACCCCGGACTTGACTCAAGCCGTTCGGGGTAAACTGCGCCGTCAGAACCGCATTAGCGTAAACCGAAATAACCCCGTCGGACGGAGACGTGAAGCCGGTATCATTGCCCGTCTCACCGAACGTTAGACCGCCGTCCGAAAAGTCTGTCGACTCGTACAGCCGCAAAGACTGAGTCTGAATGGGGCCGGAATCTGTGAGATCGATATCCGCACCAGTAAGTTCAACTACGCCGGTAAGACCGTTAATCGAATCTACCGCCCCGGACCCTCCGCCCGCAACCGCCGACCACGTCGACCCATTAAATGTGTATAAGGTCTCGTTGTCCGAAACATAAAGCAACGACCCTTCGACCACACCCTGAGTCGGTAGGTCGGCGACCGTCGGCACCGTCAAAACGGCGTCCGTAGCGGTAATCGGTAAGTCTACGAAATTAGTGGTCAATTAAACTGCACCCCAAGTCGTGCCATTATAAAATTCGAGCACATCCGTATCGACATTAAAAACAACCATACCCGCGGACGGCACCAGGGCGTCCCGCTGCGCGGTCGTCAAAGGGGTCAACTGGACCCAAGCAAAGATATTTTCTACTGGTAGCTCTTTATAATCAGATGTCACAAGCGCTCCGCAATGAAAAGGGCTACTTGAAGAAACCCGAGACCGACGATCGCGCACCAAAGCCGGACATGGGACAGTACAGGGGGAACATTAGGGATACGGGCATCGACCTTACTGACGTCGGTCGCAACATCTTGCACACCCGTCTGAGTATCCCGGATCCGACGTTCCATTTGGCCGATTAGCTTGATGATTTCGTCACGCTCGTCCTTGATCGCCCCAAACGCGGCGCCGAGGCCTGAATCGAGATCCGCATGCGCCTGAGCCAAGGCATCGAGGGATACGCGGTTCTCGTCCACACCATCGCCTAATAGTGACACCTGCTGATGCGTGTCGGCGAACTTGGTCCGATAGTCCTCGAGACGCCGCTCAACTTCGAACAGGCGGTTGTCCAGCTTATCGGCAAGAGTCGACACCGCGCCAATCGCCTTGACAGAATTGTCATTGACGGCCGCGGCCTTCGACGGTTTGCCGATCACACTGAAACCCATTACACGATACCTTTGTAATTCAGGTACGCGGTGAAATCGCCCGAGCCCGACGTTGCGGTATATACGAGGCGGAACCAGAGATAGTAGACATCTGAGACGTTCCAGAACTGGGAACCAGATCCAGCAACCGCTGTCGACGAGCCCGTAATATCGACCCACACCGCGTTCGGGTCCGCCATCTGAGCGGGGGTAAGGTCACCGACGTTATCGAGTTCGGCGTTATTCGACGCTTGGAGTTTGAACGCGCCAACCAGGGCCGTAGTGTCGATGGTCTGAGTGCCCGTGCCGAAGTCAGTAATATCGATCACCGGGACGCCCGCAATAGCGTTAGCGTAAGACGTCGCTAGCTTAATAGTGTCCACGTCGATCTTAATGACATAATAGTCCGTAGCGACCAACAGAGGTGCCGGAAGGGCCGACGATGTCGTGAAGCGGACCTTGAGGCCGGTAACCAGACCGTGGGCGGTTTTGGTGATCGTGTTTGCGGTCGGGTTGACGGCCGTAGCGACGCCGCCAGTGGTCTGAACGCCTGCAATAGAACCGGCGCCCGAGTCGTTAAGATTATGGGGGACCGGGTTGGTCGTTGGGCCGCGAACGGTTTGCGTCAACAGCATCGTACCGTCGGCCGCAGTGTCGTCCGTGGTGACCGACGCTGTAAAGCCGGTGAGAGTATTAAAAGCCGTCTCAAACCGCGCCGCAACTTCGGCAGCCGTAGTGTCTGCACTGACATTGGCTTTAACTTTGAAGGACGCAGCAACGTATGCCGCGCCCGTGGGGGCGATCGAGGTGCCCGTTTTGTCGGCGTACACCGCGAACGACGTGCCCGCCTGGTTGTAGACGACGATATAATCGCGGTCCGTGAGACCCACAAACGCGGGGAACGTGAGCGTTTGGACCTCGAGCACGCCCGAAAGGAACGTCGGGTCCGTGGGCGTGGTGTCCGTCCATGAGGCGCAAATTGAGTACCCTTCGATTGACTCAACCTTAACGGGGTTACCGTTGAAGGACGTGAGCAACGAGCCGCCCGAATCTACGCGTTTACCGAATTTCATTAAGAGTCTCCGTATTTACCTTCTGAAACTTTAGTGGCCTCAGTCGCCACCGCAGTCATTGGGTCAAGTTTAAGTTTCGACTTAGGTCGTTTGGTTTGCTGGGATGCCTGAGCGCCTTGATCCTGGTCCGCGAACAAGTTCTGCATTTCCGCAATGAACTCGGGCTGCAGCGTATAGTCCGTTGGTATATCAAAGATGGCACTTAATGTTAACTTTGCTTGATAAGGTACTTCTGATCCCTTGTCTAATATACCATCCATAACCCTACGTTGCAAGCGGGCAAACAGGTCGGGGTGAACGACTTTAAGTGCTTCGGTCTCTTCGGGGGTCACGGTGCCGTCGGCAATTTTATCAATAACTTGGAGGGGCTGATCGACCGCATTAACATACCGCATAAACGTCTCAAACTCTTGGTTCGACGGGGTCCACTTCGACGAGCCGAACGGCGACACCGCGAGGGTCGTATCTTGAGGTATCTTTGACTGCAAAAAGCCCGCGGCCGTTGCGAGGCGGGACTGAATTTCCAACTTTAGGGCCGGCATCCCTTGAACACCCGCGGTCGCGTCCGCTAGAGAATTCGCCATATAATCCGGATCTTGCATCCGAGGGAGAACTTTAGCAATCTTCTCAAAGCGTTGCAGGCGTTCGGTGGGGGACAGGGATTTAACAGCGGAAACCGTCGTTAAACGTTTCGCGGGAGCGGCCGTCAGTGAATCAATAACCCGGTCCGACGCTTTAGCGAACAGAGCGGCGCCGCGTGAAGCAACTCCGTCGATTGTCGCTAAAGTTTGTATAGCTTTAACGGGGGTCATAGCGGTAGTCGCCCCATTCGCGAGCGCCGCGCCGATGGGGCCTCCGATTTTGCCGCCGATGAAAGTCGCCGCGGTCCTGCCGATGGGCGCCTGAACGTCAAGCTCTTGAAGGCGCTGAAACGCCGCCATCTTATCGCGCAAGGGGAGCAGCTTTTCCATGGCGGCAACATCTTTACCCATCGCACGCTGGAACAGGATAGCTGCGGAAAACGGGTCAACGCCTTCTGTACTCTTAAGTATGTCCGACGCTTTCCGGACGTCCTCGAGTTTAGACATAATGTCGCCCCGCTTGGGCGTCAGTAGCTTAAAGATCTCGTCCATGTCGCCGAGGGACACGTTCCCGTCGACCGACCGGCCGATACTCTGCGATATCTTATCTTTAGCCTGTTTTAAAATTGCCTGGCGCTCTTGGAACGTCCCAACCTTGGATTGAAATTTCGCCAGCTCCGGAGCGTAGTCCGCCAAGTTCTCGAGCATGGGCCGAATGGCGGCGAACTTCTCTGGGGACGCTAGAATCGATCCGAGATGCTTAAAGTTGGCGTCTTTGATCGTCGATGAAACGGCGGAATGGAGAGCGTCCATGCCGTCCTGTGGGCGGATCACATTCTCGTAGAGAGCGGTGAGATTTTCGTCCTTGGAGCTGCGGACCATGTCGTCAAGGTCGGCGCGAAATTTTTGGGCGTACTCCGCGACCTGGGGCCGAGACTCGATCTGACGGGAGATATTGCGGAAGTCCTTGAACGCCGCCATCTCGTCGGAAAGGCTCAAATCAGATTTGGCAAACTTGGCCTGAAGATGGTCCTTAAGCTCGCGAACGGTCGAATTGGTCTTAGTACCCGGAACCTTCTCCAGGTCGCCGATCAGCTTTTGCACGCGGCTTTCAAGGGCATCGAGCTGCGCCGGGGGCATACCGACGTACTCGGGAACGGCTATCGCCGAATCAAACCTCTGCGAAGCCAATTCAGTGCGCGCTGCCAAATCGTCAAGGGCCTGACGCATGTCCCCACCCGCGGCCTCCAAGCCTTGAGTAACTTCAGCTTGAGCTTGCTTCGGTAACGTTTTGAACTTGGATACCAACTCCCCTTCGGCACGCTTAGTTTGCGAAAGGTAGTTGGCGTGCGCGGCTTCGGCGTCTCGGACGTATCTTTGGGCTTCACCGGGGGCACCCTCCTTGATGAGGCGCATGGCTTCGGGACTAGAGGCTAAGTCTTTAAAGAGTAACCCGGCCTCCTTCTCCCCCGCAAGGGAGAGGACCGCTTTCCCCGCGGAACCCGCGCCGGACCGCATTGCTGAACGTACGATATCAGAGGTCTTCTCGACGATCTTTGATACTTTCTGTTTAATGAAGGGAGATACGGTTTCGACACCCGCGAAGGCACCCCCGAGCGCCCCGCCGATCAAGGCCCCGGTTCCGATATGGCTGATCATATTATCGAGGACTTCTTTACGGTCCCCGAGAGCGGCTTCCGAAACACCCTGATCAAAGCCGAACGTCGCACCTTCCGCGGCCGAAGCGAGTACTTTGGGGGCAATCCGGCTCACGACGTTCGCGGCCTGGGTAGACGTTTTCACGACCTTACCAACCGCGGATATAGGGTTCGGAGCTATGAGACCGGCGATCTCTCCGACCGTGGTCGCGACCGGATTCTCCGTCTTAATGTCGGAAGAAAGTTGGCGAGCCTCGTCCTCGGTAACTTGGCCCCCGGAAAAGGTCTCCGCGAGCTTGGGGGCGACGATGTCCGACGCGCCCAAGGTCATGGTACGAAGGGCACCCGCAGCGGCGGCGGCAACCGGGGTATTCGCGGCATCGCGGCGGATCGCGGCGGCCTGATCGGCGTTACTTTGGTTCTTGTCGGCCTGAGTGGCCCACCGGAAATCGTTCTTGGTGAACGCCTCGTGCGCCCGGGACGAATCGAGGTCCATCAGCTCCCCTGTGGGGGCGACCGACGGAATACTAATACCTTGTTCGAACGTGTAATTGCCCGACCGAACGGCCGAATCTACTTGGTCGTCCGGTACTTCAACCCACGTTTTCGTTGAATGGTCGTATAGTTTTGCCGACATTACTTCTTCTTTTTAGATTGCTGCTTTTCCGTATACGTCTGCATATACGGCGACCGAGTAGTGGGAACCGTCAAAACTTCCTGCTGCGACATACGCTGATTGTACGCACGCTTCGCCGACCCATCGAGCAGCACTTCCAACTTCGTTACCAACAATTCCGGATTGTCGGAATAGTCCGCGATAGCCTTCGCACCACGAATCGCTTCTTGGGGAGACAGTACGCCGCCGTACAGTTCGTTAAGACGGGCGTTTGCAATTTCCGAAACTCGCGCCCGGAACGCTTCCGACTTGGGATCGGCGTTGCTGCCCAAGGACTGCAAGGCCTTCGCCTTAATGTCCGACAGGAGACCGGCCTTATTCGGATCCGCTTTGATGTCCTTGATCAACGCGTCGATCTGGTCCAACTGCGTTTCGCTGTTGACCATCTTCTCCATAGACGTCGCGTTCTGGACTTCTTTCGGCTTACTGACGATAACCTGAGGCTTCGTGGTCTGGAGGACTTCGGAAAGCTCCATATTGTACCGCGCCTGTTTCTCTTGAACCCCGGCAAGCCCCTGTGCCAACGACATCTTTTGTGCATCGTTGGTAGCTCGTCCGATGGCCGACTCGTACTCTCCGGCAATTTTCTGCAAAGCCATCTCTTTGGTAGCTAGACGGGCCGCGCGCTCATCCCCTGTAGCCTGGAGGAAATCCTGGTACGCGGTCCGCTCGGCGTCGAGTTCCCGGCCCCGCTGATTAATGTTGGCCTTTTGTTGGTCGATGTCCCGGTCAATTGTTTTGTCGATAATATCCCACGCGGGATTACCGGCACGCCCTTGAAGAGCCATACCCATGCCGCCGAGCGCCATCGCGACAGTCGCAAGTAGCTTGTCGCCCGTCGATGCGTCGTTCCACATCCGGCGCGAGTCGACCGTGAGGCCGTTGTACTCGTCCTTTTTGGCTTGATATTGAGAGAGTCGCTCCGCTTTGGCTTTGTCTTCCTCGTGCCGCTGTTGAAGCTCGGTATCGATGAACTTAGCGTTCTCGAGGGTAAGCCGATCCGCTTGAGTCTGCTTAGCAGTCGATAGGGCGGCCTCGGCGTCCATATGGGCCTTGTAGGCGCCGATTTCGGAAACTTGGGCCTCGTGGGACGCTTTCATCTCTTTGTCGCCGTATAGCTTTCTTTGAGTCTCCGTAATGTCGACCGTCTGAGGCCCTTGTGCCGATTGGGGGGATTCCGCAGCGGGACTGGGGACGGGAACGGCCTCGCCACCTTCCATAGGCTGAACGGTCTTCGGCTCGGCGCGAACGGGGGCCGATTGGGGGACGATTGGGGGTTGAACGGGGGTCGATTGGGGGTCCGAAGCGAACATCGTTCGCATATTCTCAGCGGGCGTGGGGACCTGCTTAGCGGCATCGGCGACGGCGCTACCGACGGCCTTCGCGCCCGACGCAATCGACGAACCGAAATCCGCCCACTCCTTCAGGCTTTTCTGATCTTCCGAGGGGGCCGCGACACCAAGAGACCGAAGAACCGGACCGTGCTCCGGGATATCCGGATAGAACGGCGCGGTGCCGTGCTCGGTCTCCACGACGTAATACGGCTTCCCGGTATTCGGGTCGGTTTGTGGATTAGGATCAGCTAAACGCGCCATTATTTCATTCCGTTATTAGAGCCGCTAGCGGCCACGTTTCCTTCGCCAGAGCCCGCGACGGAGGAGTAGCCGTCGGGCTGAGCTGCACCGTTTCCAGTGTTACTCGCCAATTTCGCACCGGCCTGGTTGCCGACGGCGGCCCCTGCAGGACCCCCGAAATACGCCCCTAAAATCGTCCCGCCAGTTGACATCAATCCACCGAGCATATTAGCGCCGCGATCTTTTGCCGCCTGGTCTCCTTGGTACCGGATCCTATCAACTTCAATTGCCGCCATCTGGTTCGCGCGCTGAGCGTCTATTCCCATAGCGGCGTACTTGGCGACCAGATCGTTATACTGCATCGCCATCTGCTGATTAAGCTGAGCCTGGGACTGCATCTGTTGAATACCGCCCTGATATCCCGCTAAATTGGCTTGCTGATGAAGACTCGCCTGAGCTTGCGCCAACCCGATATCTTGCTCCCGACCCTGACCTGCGACTTGACCAAGCGTAGCCTGGGATTGCTGCATTTCGGCCAACTTGGCTAGCGCTGCATCCCGAGACGTTTTTGCGGCTAAGTCCGACGATGTCGCCATAGTCTGACGGGCCAATAGAGGATTAGCCCCACCCCGGGCCGATGCCAATTGGGCGAACGTTGCTGCCTGATTCGTATCTTGGGCCTGCTTAAGAGCCAGGTCGGAAACAAACTGACCTTGCCCCGACGCCCGCTCCGCTAGCTGCTTTGCAAGATTGTCCTGATATCCGCGAAACTGACCTTGGGCCAACGTATTAATGTGCGCACCAGTAGGGCCTGCCAGTGCAATATCGCCCGTACTCAGACGCCCACCCGCGAACCCCGCAGGATTAACCGCGCCAGGACCCTGCACTTGAAGCGGATTACTGGGGTTGGGGCCCGATCCGCCGCCTAAAGCGTTCTTAGCTTCATCTGTAATACCCTCGAACTTGTCCTTATTAGAACGCCAGTCCTCCCGCCAAACGTCGCCCGTAGCATAATCCGACGCCGCCCCGCCCAGATTTCCAGACTTGGCTTTATTAACCGCCTTCGTCGTACCTTCCATCCAAGCCATTACAGACTCCCGATGCGCTTCGAACCGCGCATTTTATTAATAGTCGACTTCAGGCCCACTTCCAAAGTTAGCCCGACCAAATTAAACGACCCGCCGCCTTCGAGCACCTGATTATCAAGATCTTCGATGCGGAATTTCATGGATTCACATTTTTGCTTGCGGGGTTTGGACGAGAACTGATAGACACCCGACCCACTTCCCCCGTAAACGGTTGAATCCCCGTACGTTGGATCATCTCCATAATACGACAGATCTAACCCCTCGTCAACATTGAAGTAGACCGTTTCGGTGAAAGCCTCTTCGTAATCGTAGGCTAGCTTTACCCTGGTAATATGGTCACTTACAAAGTCGCCTAAAAATGCATAACGGTAAACGCGCTGATATCCTTGGAGTTGCGCGAACGCCAACCAGGACGTCTCAATCGCCATCTTAATCTTGCGGCCCGCATCGAGGTATCCGGTAGACTCGGCGCGCACCGATCCGTCGGACTTAAGATGGTGGTAAACGCCAAACACGTTAATGGCGGAAACCGCCTCGTAATTAGTGAACGTCGACCACTGATCAAAGAAGTAGTTGTAAACGAGGGCTTGGCCGGTCGATGTGGTAAACCGGACCTCATTATTGTCCGCCAAAATCGCCGCGGACGTAACTGTAAGACTATTGAAGTTCTCAACCGGAGCGCCTACATACGTGACCGACAAAGACCGGTCAAGTAGGTAGATGCCCTTGTCGGACTTAAACATGGTGCCCGTAGGCGTAATCGCGATCGACTCGGGCTGCCGACAACCGGTATCAGAGGCCACAAGGTACGGCGCAAAGTAATCGGTCTGTTGGCCGGTATCGAGGGGCCCGTCGCCCGACAAGGTAAAGATCCGGTCCTCTTTAAAGATGATCAACTTATCGTCAAGAACGCCGAGCGCGGTAATTGGCCCGCCCCGGGGGTCGACTTGGATAATGAACGCGTCGGAGAAAGCCACACCTTCGCCGGACACGAACTCCTTGGAGTAGGCGATCTGATTCGGGTCCTCGAGACCGGCAAGAAACAGTCGGTTCTTATGCTTGAGGACTATAGATCCCGACGGAGGGGCGATGTTATCAAGTACTCCCCCAGTCGTGTAAAGAACGGCTTTGGTTGCCAGAACGGCGTCCGACTGAGTTAGACTGATCGTAAGGGTGTCCACGGTCGGGTCATTGGTGACGTCGTTGTCCCGATAAAGGACTTCGACTCCACCTGCGAGGGACCGGTAAACGACGATCTTGCAGTCGGCACGGTCCCCGGTCTTTTGGGTCAAACGTAGGGTGGGGACGGTAACCGCGATGTACCCGTTGGCCGCAACCACGATTTGCGCCTTGATACCCGCGGCGGACTGATGGATCTGTCCTTGAGCGTCGATCCACTCATACACGGCGGTATACCGGTAGGTGCCCGACGATAATGCGGAAGATGGGTCCACGATGGTATGAACGCCCGTGCCCTGAGTGGTGATATTGATCGCGGTCCCGGCCTGCGCGTTAACTAAAGATGTCGCCAGCTTAAAGGGGCCGTTAAAAACGGGGATAACGTAATAGTCGGTCGCCGCCGCGAGAGGGGCCGGGAGACCGCCGGTCGTGGTGAGTCGGATGACTTTGCCGACCGTGTAACCGGTGTCCTTGGCGATCGAGTCGTCCGTGGTGTCAACGTCGGCGGGCAGGAAGGTTATCGGGGAAACCGCCGAGAATCCTTCGGGAAAAATATTGAAGCCCAACTCGGTCAGGGAGACCCCGTCGTACGCGCCTACGATACCGGACCCGACATGGAGATTTTGGCCGAGCTGATCGGAATACATCGTCGCGGCGTCAAATGTTACATTGTATCGCTGAACACCATACGACGCTGCCACCACGGTACCGTCCAGATCCGCAGCCAACCGGTTCGTGATTTGACCTACGATTGCGCGGTTATCGCCCACAACGTCGAAGGACGAGAGACCCGACCGGAGGGTGCGCGCAGTGTTTACGGTCCTAGTGAGACCGCCGCCGACACCGGGGGACATTTTGCCGACAATGAGGCCGTCGTCGCGGATAATGAAATAGGTGGACTGCAGCGTCGACTCATGAGAAACCGTCACGTAAACGTAGGGCCCGACCATAGTGGGCTTGGAATAGAGGCCCACAGATCGAGCGAAGACCGCGGGGACTCCAGTGGACAGAGTATTAAGGATAGGGGTGTAAGTGGCGGCCCCCATCTTAACATAGTGATTTTTAACCTGAGACGCGGACACTTCGTAAAAGACCGTGTACGTCCCGTCTCCCGCCGACGCGCAACCGACGTTCCGCACCAGGGCCAAGGTTTCAAAGTCGTCGTCATCCTGAAAAAGGAAGGCGGTGTCCGTCGCGAGTACGCCCACTTTATTGATGTACGTGCCCGAGGAGGCGTGGAAGGTAACCATGATCGTATCGAGGACGGCATCGGCGACAATATTGATGCAAGTCAGGGCGTCGAAGTCCGTCGCGGAACCGAAAGTGATCGCCGAGGGCATACCGTTCGTACCCGAGCCTACCGCGCCCTCGGAATTGAATTGCGCGACCTTAATTTGGCCGCCCGTGGTGACGTAAGTGAGGGCGGCCTTAACCGTAATGGGACAAATGTCGAACGGTAGCGCCGCGGCAACCCCGGAGCCAACTAGAGATCCCTCAAGGAAAAATTGAGTGGGGTCGGACGCGGAGACGCGCGTATACTTGAGGGCGTTACCGACCAGGTAGACCATGATAATTTGGCCATTAATACCGACCACTTTAGGCCGAGACGCCGCAACATTAAGGGTATGGTCGTATACTAAGGAAGAGCCGGAGGTTTCGTCGAAAATGGAGCAGTGGACCTGGGTGACCCCCGCGACATCGACTTCCCAAACGACGGCCGTTATACCGTTGGTATAAGCAATGTCCGCCATGCCCTGCACGAGCGAGTTCCGGATCGCGGGCGTGGATTGGATATTGACGGACGATATCGCCCCTTTGTCGATCCAATTGTCGTTCGCAGGGGAGTGTGAGTAGATCTTTTCCGAGTTCATCAAAACCAGGTCGTCGTCAAGTAGGCCTAGACGAATTCCAGACTCGATTGAACTCCCGCCCACCACGTCACGGGACAAGGCGCTGAAACCGAAGCGCTTTTCGATCCGACCCAGCTTCCGACGCACACAATTTTCCAGGACCAGGAACCGACCTGGCACGGCAAGCTGCTTAGCCGACTTGGTGTCCAAGCCGCCAGCAAAAAGGACCGGAATTACCGAACGGGGTAGACTCATTATTGGTACATCATTACAACGCGGTAACTGTTAGAAGAATTATTATCTTCATTATTTAATATGATATCGGGGTTAGACCCTCCCGCCGCCGAAATTTGGCCAGAGGTGCTCGCCCCCACAGACCCCACAATAGTACGGTTATAATTCGCCCCACCATTGAGAGTCGTAACTCCAAATAGGCCTAATAGTGCGGTTCCCGGATTACTTAGGGTAATGGTATCCCCCGCCGTTAAAGTTCCCGTGAACACCTTCCACTTAACCGCGTCCGCCGTAGACGTAGAGCCCGACGTCAAACCAGATGACGTGACCAAAGACCGCACCGATCCGCCGGTAACCAGGGACAACTCGTCGGCGCCGCTATTATAGAGACCCGTGTTAGTGTCCGTAATGAACCCTAGACCCGGGATCGACGCGGACCCGGATAGAACCCGGAACGCGGTACCGAGGGCCGCAATTGCCGTGCCCCCGGTAACTAGGGTAAGCGTATCGGCACCGGGGGAGTAAATGCCCGTATTAAGGTCCCCGGCGAACGTGTACGAAGGGGTAGACAGCGCGCCCGGAGGAGCTAGGTAAGGTAGGGTCGACGTAACCGCGGCGGTGTTCACGGAAAGGCGGAGGGTACCCGAAGTAGATACACCAACGGTGTTCGCCGCGGGGGCATACAAACCGGTGTCCGTGTCTCCGATGAAGGCCAAGGAGGGGTCCGCTGCGGTACCGGCGATTGTTCCGAGGCCCACCGAAGCGATATAAGCAACCCGGGATCCGGCCGCCGACGCGGAAATCGTATTCGCGGAGCTAAGATAGAGGCCCGTGTCCTTGTCGCCCGCGAAATACATCGAGGGGGCGCCTACGGTACCGTTGCCTACGCCCTGGGTGATCGCTCCCGTAGTATCCATACCGAGAACGCCGGTCTGAGTCGGGACTGCGGCGGGGAGGGTCAAGGAATACGTAACAGTCGTAGTAGGGACGGTAAGGGCGATGTACTCAGTATACGGAGCCGCGCCCGAAGCGTCATAAGCGTGTAGCTGAATCGTCGAAATGTCGAACTTAGCCTGCGAGGCGCCATCAAGATAGAAAGCTAGGATGTTCGTGGCATCGTAGTAAACGCCCGACGAGCCGCCGTCGCCGAGGCCCGTAATCGCACCCGGGGTACCTGCGATCGAGTTTCCGTTAGTGATTTGGACCTGGTCCCCGGCGGTGTTCGTGTAATAGAGATCGCCGCCCACCGAGTAGATGGAACGCACGTCGGTAAGAGCCGCCAGCTGATCGTCGAGGCCCACGCGCTCGAGAGTAATCGCCGCATACGAATTGAACGTGAGGTCGCCGTTGATACCGAGGCCCGCAGTCGGGACTAAATTTCCATCCCCAGGCGTATGCGTATGGGCAGAGACGACTTCTAGAGCCGTATTGAGTTCCGATGCCCACTCGGGCCCTAATGTTAGACTAACATCCGGTAGCACAAGATTCATTTCGGGCGTGGTCGTCGACATTAATAAACCCACATCTTGATAGTGACTGCTCCGGAGGCGGTCAACGTCATTGTTTTAGAATCCCACGCCGTCCGATAAACGGTGGCCGCCGAATCGCGGTCCACAATGATCCACCCTTGGGGGATGCGCTGAAGAGTCTGAGCGATCCGATTGGATCCCGAAGCTAACGTAGCAGTAACGTGGACCCCGTCTATCACGGGCACGCGCACCAGAGAATCGAGCACGCCCGCCACATTCTCTTGAAGAGACTGGACGTCGGACGTAGGAAAATTTATTTTTGCAAAGAATTTCATTAGACAAACGGGGGGAACATGTCGGCCCCGAGGAACTCCGTACTAATTAAAACCAATGAATTCCCGTACATATGGTACTGGAGGGCGCCGTACACCATCTGGATGTTGGGCCGATAGATGTCCGAAATCCGGAACGCCATTCCCGTGTCGCGGGGGTTCGCCATATCGCGGATCCGCTTGAGGGTCCGGTCGTACTTGGCTTGAAGGGCCGTGGTATCGGACTCTTCCGCGTTAAGGAAGTCGATTGCCAACGAGAGCGTCATTAGACGATCCCATCCGGCCACACCGTCAACTTCAGTCGCGAGATCGGTAAAGATGGGGGGCGCGGGAACATACCGAAGGCGCAAAGAGCCCGAGGGGATCGTGACATTAGTAGTTAGTGTGACATTTCGTTCGGCGTTCTGGTACGGGCGGAGCGTAATGTAAGCGTCGTTATTAACCTGAAAATCCACCCCGATCATCTTATAGAAGTCGTCGGGCAGATCGTATTCGTTCGTACCGGTAGTAAGAGTCAACGTCTCGGTAGCGGAATAGTAGTCTTCGTACGAGCCGACAAGCTCATCGTAAAGTTCGCAAAAGCAGTCGTTAACGAGAGCGAGGGCTTCCGCGTTGGAGATGAAATTGGAGGACTTCATGTCCGCCAAAATCCGCGCTTTATCGACAATCGACTGAAGGGAAACAGCGCGAGCCATCCGTGGCCCTCCCTGATATTAAAGTCGAGAGCGGGATTTTTAGGCCCCGCCCTCTAACCGTTTAGCACTGTTCGTAAAAAGCCTTGAGAGCCGACTTAAGAGCCGACGCATCCTTGCTCTCGACCGCCGCTAGAATGTCTTCCGCGGCAGCATCGAGACCCTCGTCGCCGTTGCTTTCCGCTTCGCCTTCAGGACCCCGGGGGCCCATCTTGGAAACGAGAAGTGCGGCGATTCCTTTTCCTTTACCTTCGGACATTGTGGTGCTCCTTAGGTAGCGGACGAGTTACGGAGGTCGATCTTGAAGTACGCAACCGCGCCTGAAGCCGGGTCCGCAGCGGCGCCGTCGTCCGTCGCCACGAATTGAAACACGACCGTGGGGGTCGTTGTTGCAACGGCTTGGGAAAACAGGTCCGCGAACACGCCGACGGACGAGGGGTCCGACAGGGTCGCATTCAGGATCTTGCAGTCCGCCCACAGAAACGCGTTGTACGTATCTTGGAGGAGGACGGTGTACTTACCGGCCGAGTTGCGCGTAACCGACGTGATACCTTTGCCAGTCGATGACGCAACGGCGCCCGTAGAGCCGAAGGTGACCGAGCCGTAAAGACTTACGACATCGTTTTCTAGGCAGCCCAACGGCTGTCTAAAGGTCCTATTTGCCATGATTAATGTTCCTTAAAAGAGTGGTTGATAAAACGGGGAGACTATTAATATTAACAGCCGCCCCGAATTATCGTAATTAACTTAGAAACTTAGAACAGCATTTGCTCCTGGGGCAGTGCATCCGAGCTGGAAGTAGCCGCCGATCCGAACTTCCATCGCATCGGCGGTGGATTCACGAAGCAAACGATTTCCATCTTGGTCCAACAGTTGAACCGGCTCTTTCAGCGAGTACAGAGCCCAGGTGTCTTTCTCGAGCATGTACGCCTTGTCTTCCGGGCAATCGCGGTCCGCGAAGACTTTGATCGTGCCAGCAGGACCGGAGATCTCAATAGCGCGGAAAGCGATACCGGCAATCGTCTCTTCTTTATAACGGACTTTCGAGCCCAACAGTTTCTCGAGGGAAGCATAACGAGCAAAGCCCATAAGGACGGTGTCGGGGTTGCCCACACCTTCACGGGCGAGCCGGCGCGCGGCATCGATCAAGGCTTCGTCAATCGGCTTACCAGTCGACGTCACGCGAACGCCGCCGAGACGGGTCGAGTCGATCGTACGGTCTACGCCGAAGAACGCGGTCGCGGCAGGGGCACTTGACGGAATCCAAGCAGCGAGTCCGCTCAGTTTCGCGTTGTAGTCACCCTTAACATTAACAGTGTCCGAAGCGGCGATTGTACCCGAAGAGGTATAAGCGACGTTAACGGTGAACGCGCCCGTGTCACGGTTGACAGCGGAAACAAGGCCCGAAGAGATCGTGCCGTCGAACGTGCGGAGAGTGGCGCCCGAACGGAACTGGACCGTTTGGCCCACTTCGATTTTGCTGATGTTCTCAACCGAGGAGAAGGTCACGACCGTGGTCGCGGCTTCGGCCGGTTCGGCGACAATAGCGCCCATAGAACCAGAACCGTCACCGAAAATGGCCCAGCCCATCCGACGACGCATGGTGTCGAAGGCGCCGTCGATTTCGGCGGTGGCGAGTTGTAGGAACGCGCCCGGGTTGGTTTCGGAAGCGAGAACGGCTTCAGTCTCGATCGACGCCAAGGAGTAGTCCTTAACGCGGGTCAGGGAGAACTTCTTGTAATTGGAAGGAACTTTTTGGGCTTGGGCATCTTCAAACGTCGCAGATCCGCCTTGGGGATTGCTGACGCGCATCGGAAGGGGGTAGCTCGAACCGAAGAAATCTTTGGTCTTCGTGAGCATCGCATAGAACGGGCTGTCCTTAATGGTCAGCTGGGTAACGCGCTGCTTCGAGTAATATTCCTTAAGAATCGCACTGGCTGACGTGGTGTCTAGAGCCGTCATCGATTAAATCCTTTTAATCTTGTTTATATTGAAGTTTTTTAGCTAGATATGCGATAGCGTCCTGCTTCGACATATCATCAATATTAACCGTGGCTTGGGGGGCGGTTTGAAGGCCCTGGGTGAGCGTCTGTTTAGGGGCTTTAACTTCTTTAGGGGCTGGTTGCTTTGAGGTCTCGGGCTGCGGGAGTCGAGACTTAAGTTTCTTAGTTGTGACGAACCGGTTTAAGTACTCGTCTTCGTAATGTTTTTCGACGATCTCAGCGGCTTCGGCGTAATCAAGCATCTTTTGATGCCTACTGAAGTACTCTACCACGGTATCCCTAATTAAGTCAATGGCATCGTCGCCAATAACATTAATAAGCTCATACTTTTCTACGTCCGCCGCAACCGAACGTATCTCCGACATCGCCTGGTTATAATTCTCTTGCTGCGCCTTCATCGTAAGCTCAGACTTAAGCCCTTGGATTTCCGACTTAAGAGCCTCGAGATTCGGCTCAAACTTGTCCCACTTGTCTTTAAGGGGCTTAAGCTTAGCGTCGACCGGGTCCAGTTCGGGTTCCTTGTAACCGCCCATAAAGTCTTGGAGGGCGTCGTTATATTGAAAGCCGTGCTCTTTCAAGAGGTCGAGTGGGCGCCGCTTAGCGGACTGGAGACGGGCTTCGCGATCCTGGAGGGCCTTCTCCCGGGCGTCGAACTCTTGCTGACGCTGACTAACTTTGGCCTGCTCATCGCGGAACGATTTCTCACGGCGTGCGAGGGCAGCAAACCGAGACGACGCCGGGTCTTTCTTGGGCTCGGGCTTGGGTGCTTCGGGGACGGGGGCAGCTACAACGGGTTCCGCGGTAACCTGAGAATGCTGGGCTGCGGAGTCCGGGGTAGGTACCGCATTCGGGTCCGACGTGGTGCCGCCCGCGCCGGAAGAACCGTCGGTAACGGGGGCCTCGTGGGACGGGCCCGAGAACTTGGCAGCGACTTCACTAATTGACGGTAGACCATCTGACATTAATAACCTCTTAACTTTTAAGGCCCGTTATTGAGCCGGGGGTAACTGCTGCTGGGACGCGGCCGCCTTCTTAATGAGAGCGTCACTTTGGCTGATCCAACGCCGCAAGAGTTCCAACGTGGATTCGGGAACCTTAGTGGACCGCGCCCGCAGGTACGCCGAGTGGAAGATACGGATACCACTGACTAAATCCTGCATCGGATCCGGGGCCTCATAACGGCCGGTCTTCATGATCCGCTCGAGCGTCTCCATGATGTCGTCCATAGGGGCGTTCACCATGGACGCGTACGTATCCAAGTCCGGGAAATCAAGGAGCTTCATAGCTTGCTCTTTAGGGACGTACCCGGCGTTCACCAGGTCCTCGACCATCTGAAGGCGGCCCGCGGGCGTGTGCGGGAGCATCGAGACGGGGAAAGCTTTCATAATGAATTCATTGCCTTCGGTCTTAATGTCGGACCACTTAATCCGCTCGATGAACTTCTTGGATTCAGCTTGAGCCTCGTAGTCCACGCCCGACTCGTACATCTCCTTAACCAGGTCGATATAAATGCGGGCGGTCTCCATAAAGGTCCGCTCGTACTCCTGAGAGATAATCGCGAACCGCTCGGTCTCGATGTCGTTGTACTCACGGAGCGCCTTCCCCGAATCAAGGCCCGCCGGCTTAACCGACGACGCCGACAGCTGGGAGATGCCCGCTTCTTCGTACGAGGACTGGATCAAGAACTGAAGATGCCGGAAATATTCCTCGGACACCACTTTAGGGACGTAGTACTCGGGCTTGGTGCCAGTGTAGTACACTAACCCACCGATTTCATTGGAAAGATGCTCTTTCGCAATCTTCGAGCCGTGCTCGAGGAACACCTTGAACGACGATCCCAGGTGGAACGCCCGCTGGATCATCCGAAGCATCTTGTTGATCTCGATCTGGTTACCGGTGAGCCGGTTGGCCAGAGAGTCGCCCCAGAAGCCCGTAAGTCGCGGAGACCAGCGAAACCAGGTAAACGGCGGATAATCTTTAGTGTAGTCGTTGATTTCTAGCCAATCTTTATCCGTGCATATAACATGCTTACCGTCATCGGCGCCAGGCTTAGACGCCGTATACCAAGCCTCGACCACTACAACGTAATCTGCGGCGGAGTCCGGAGTATCAATTTGCGAAGTTAACGTGTTCGACGACATCTTAATAGACGCCGCTTTCTTGGGAAACATCTGTGTTAACACGGTCTTATGGATAAATTTCACTTGAAAATACGACCTGGGCTTACCGTACATGGCGTCAACCGGGTCTACAAAGAGTTCGTTGGCATGAACGCGCTCCGACTTTATACGATCGCCATCTATGTAATGCTTAATCGCCCCACAGTCCGCGACCGTAGCGTCTCTAAATCCTGCCTGATGTAGTCTGTGCACACCGTTGGCATAAAAAAGACCGTCCACGAATTTCGACAGATCTTGAGCCTGAGACTGAGAGGAATAGTCACCCCCCTCAGTAAGAAACGTGATCCGAGGACGTATCTTTGAAATTTTCGCAGATACCGTGTCACACATATTAGTCACTATAGATAATTTTACTCGACCCTGATCGAGTGACGGCATGGTAAAAGACTGAACAGACGACCCGTATCCGCCAACGTCCGATACCTCACCATAAAGGCGCATACATCGAATATTACGGTCACGTCGGTCCGAAGTAGATGCCCATAAAGCCGAAACCGTATCGAAAATATGCCGGTGGATGTTATCTTTAGGCTCTAACCACCACAATTTCGACAATCCCGCCGTCCCTGGCGCGTTTTTCATTATGCAACGTCCTTGTACTTGGCAGACTTTTTGAGATTGTCGGCCGCCCATAGAGGCTGTAAATTTGTGTAATGGCAGGCTTTAAGAAATTGTTCGCGGTCCGTTAAATCGAAGGATGCCAAGGGCTTAATATGATCAATATGCCAACCTTGCTTTCCATGATTATCCCACGTCATACCCGGTTGAAACTTTGTCTCTAGATACCTGCGTAATTCGTCTACAGTGCATCCTACGTCTTTTACCGCCGATCCGATCTTCTTTCGCGTAGATTTAACTGCCGCCGCGACCCGCACTCGCAATACTTTCTTAAGCCGGAATTCTACATCGATTGCGTACCTCTCTCTTTCCCGGACTCTAGTCGCGGGCAAACGCTGTCTTGCATTCTCCTTAAATATCGCCGCGTTCTCGAGATAATATACAGCCTTATTCGCCTTAACGGCCTCGGCATTTAGTGAATTATACGCGGCAGAGGCGCGTTTAATTTCCTCAGGCTTATCTACGTAACGCTGACGGGCGCGCGCCTTAATAGTCTCTTTATTATTTTGGTAGTACTCTGCGGCCTTGATTTGTTTAATAGTTTTCATAGATTACGGTGCGCTATAGTACAAGTCTTCGTCCGCCGAAGCCGCCACCTGTTGCAAACGATCCTTAATGCGCGCCAGCTCCTCTTCCCGCTGCTCCGGGGTCAAAGTGACCGTGACGACTTCTCCAGCGGACGGAGCGCTCATACCGAACGTGACCTTAACGGCGTCCGCGGTAACTTCGAACGAGTCCACGTTTTGCGAGCGCATATACTCGACCAAACTTTTCACCGCTTCGAGATTAATAGACGAACTCTGTTTCTTCGCGGGCATCTTCGGTTTCCTCCTTTGCTTGGCGAACTAGCGACTCTATCATTAAATCTTCAGTGGTCGGCGGGGGCTGGAAGTGCTTCAAGTGCACCGTATAAATGTGCCGATACAACGTAAGGCACGCATCCGACATTAAACACTCGTTACCGTCGTCAATTTCCACGCCGGCAGAATCTCTCACAATTCTAACCCATTCTTCAATAATGGGCAAGTCTTCTTTAATACGGATGTAATTCGCTACTAAGTCTTGGCGCATCGTCATCTGAAAGAATGACTTGTCGTCTTGAGTGCCTTCAACAAATCCCAACTCATAACGCTTGCTTATCTCTTGGAGGACGTCCGTGGTGAACTCGCCCAGATTACAGACACGAAATTGCGAGTAATTGTACCAGGTTCGCAGGATCTCAACGTCCTCGGTACAGGAAAACGATCCAACGTACGAATTCTTAATATTAATATGCCGGGAATATTCCGAATGCTCAACAACGACGGCGCCGAACGTGCCGTTGGGCCCTAGGCAGATACCCAAGGAAGGTTGGCCTCCGTAAATGGTCTCGGGTACAAAGTTGGCCGCGGTCGCGGGGTACACCTTGTGGGTATCGTCGGTCACATACAGGCCCAAGTACTCCCGCCGGAAAGCGGGATGGTCCCGGTTACCGCCGAACTGGAGCTTGCAGATCGTATCGAGTTCCTCTTCGCCCGACGAGGTGTACTTCGACGGATCGGAGGCGGGCACCATAAAGTGGGGATTGTCTCTCAAGTCCCAGCTGAACTGATGCCAGGACGACTTGAGCTTGCCCATGTAGGCTTCGTAAAAGAAACCTGAAAGTAGCTCGCCGGGGGACGACGTGAGCGCAAGCGTGCCCTTCGTGTCCGCAAGAGCCGGTAAAAGGGCCTCCACGAGTCCGCTCAAGCCCGTGTAGAAGCCCGTTTCGTCGATCACCACTAAGGAAAACTTCTGCCCCCGGAGCCGGTTCTTCATGTTTGAAACGTCGGCCCCGGTCACCTGGATCGCGGACCCGTTGGGGAACTTGATAGTGAGCGTCGAGATCTCGATTTCGTGGGGGATCTCGGCAGAGTCAAGGAACGACACCAGGATAGGCCAAATCGCGTTCTTAGAGGCTTCCCGGGTGAGGCCGCAATAGAGGGACTTGGTTCCCTGCTTAAGGAGGCAATTCATGATCATCATCGCGCCGTCGACGTACGACTTGCCCCCGCGGCGGCCCGCCACCAGGATCTTAAAGCGGTAGGGGTCATCTACGAACGCCAGCTGCCGAGGGGACAGTAGGGCCCGAAGCGCGGCAACCATCCGTCCGACGGTCGCAACCTTGGTCGCCCTAAGAGAGGAGCTAAGAGTCTTCAATTATTCTTCAACGAATAGAACGGAGCCCACGGACGCCCACGGGAGGAACTGCGAATACGGAGGTTTACCGGGCTTATGGAAGTCAATCCGGAGGAATGTTGAATCGTACTTGGAAAGTTCAACTTTACCGAACACGTATGCGGTATGTGGATCTAAACGCTGATCGACCAAACAATTCATCGGCTCCAACTCGGTCCCGATCAGAGGATGGTCAATGAACCTAACGATCGTGATTCGCATACTTTTCTTAACGTTGCTCATTACTTACCCCAGAAGGTGAAAGGGTCGTACGTGTAATCTTGCCGTCTACTTATCGCTTTGAAAACGGGCGGGGTCCGGGTCGAATACCGCACCGACGTATGGGGCAGCTTTAAGAGTTCCGCCTCCATAGCCTTCGCGACCCCGAACCCGCGCAGGGCGTGCTTACAATAGAAAAAATGGAGGATGAGGACGTCCTTGTCCACTTCCCCCACTCCCCACCCGTAGATCAGGTCAGGTTCCGCCGGATCGCAAGCTATTACAATGTTTGACCGTTTAAGGAGACTCTCAACAATCGCATGCATCGCAGGATAGTAGGTCGAATTGGGCGTACCCGCGACGAACGTAGAGTCCCTAAACGTCTTAAGGAACGAATTAAACACGAAGCTCACGTCGCTCTCAGACGGGGCCCGTAGGTGCCAATGCGGCTTGTCCATTGCTATCATCCTTAATAGTGGCCAACTGGCCCTCGAGCGCCTTCTTGGCCCTCGTTAGATCTGCCATCTCGGAACGAAGCTTCGCAAGGGCGGCCTCTAGTTCCTGAAGCTTAAACGCCCGGTCCCCCATTTGAACGGCGATCCGGGTATACTGCTGATTAAGTTCTTCTTTATTCAAGGCCTTGGCTCCTATTGATACTGGAAGTGTGCAAGAATCGCGCCACTCTGTTATCAATATAGACCGAGGCACTCTTAATGTCAACTATTATTGAATCTTGGGGACCCAATCATTGTAGTCTTTATACTTGCGCATCAAGACCTTGTAACAGGACTCCATATAATGCCGCAGCGTATCCTTATCTTCCGCTTTTACGATGAAAGAATCGTGAACCCCTAAACAAGGTCTACCGGCGCGCTTGAACGATAACATAATATTATTAGCCAGTTGCGAGTCTAGATATTGTAGGTCAAGCCCTATACCTGTAAAAAATTTATCTGCAATCGGGGCGTGCGCGCCTATTAGCAAATCGATCAAAGACTTTGCCGGGTCGTTGCAGTCCGACACACTTAACCCATCATGCAAGATGATACCCTTCTCCTTTAAACCGCTTACAATGGCCTTAATCGCAACCTGGCGCGACGTTGCGTTAAAGACGCACATCAGGGCCACTTTCGCCGCCTCGCGGTTTAGCGGGCCAATTCCGGCTGCCTGGTAGGGATCTCCGACTACAGGTGCACCTTTAATATGGTAGATCATCGTCGGATGCAAAGAGCTGTAGTCTAACTCAACCGTAGGCTCCCCATCGATCTCTATAGTGGCTCGCTCCAGCTTACGCAGGTTCTGGAAGTCCGCGTAAAACCTACCCCCCTTATGGAACCTCCCCATGAATACTCTATTAAATGATATAGACGCCGGTTCCAAATCTATAGATTTCCTATTTGGGTTACTTATCAGTAATGATTGGTCTAATGTACTAAGTCTTCTATGTAGGAGGGGGAGGGAGAGGGGGGGAGGGGTGTACCTATACTTATAGGATAGATTACTATCATTAATTAGTCCTAATAACTGATGAGTCTCTTTAATCTTTCCAGATAAGTAGTACTTCATTAACTTACCCGTATCAGGGTTCCGTAGGAGGAGGCGCCCCTTTTCCTTTATTTGTTCGGTACTTAGGGTGTTTACGTACTGAGCCAGCAATCGGTTAAACTTAACCGTAGGCCAAAGACCAGTACGGAGGCCCTTTTCGTAACCTGGCGTTTTGAATCCCTTTTTCTGTTCTAGAAAACCGTCTCGCTCGAGGGTGTCGATCGCTAAGACTAATGCGGCTAGGTTTATATGTTTGTAATTGTACACCTTTGGGTCCTTAACATAGTCCGACGCGGCCCGCGAGACCACGACGCGGCACTCCGACGCCTGTTGCTCGGAGATCAAGGATGCGCACGCGAGATTGAATATGAGACATGTATACGCGAGCTGCGTTTCGGGACCGGGACCAACGTTAAATTGTCCAATGATGTTGCGGGATAGGTCGCCGATTTCGCCCCGGGACATCGAGAAAAAAATGAATAGGCCGTGGGGGTCTGTGCCAGACTTCGGTAAGGTATCAATACTCATCGTAAAGGCTCCTGCAAGTTAGTGCCCGACAGACTTATCGGTAAAATCTATTAAAGTCTTGAGGGCCGTCTGCCGATTAGTGGGGTGGAGGTACGATTTATGATTTTATGGGTGCAGTTTAGAACGCCGAATACTCCCGATAGACTCGAGGGCCGGCACGGTCGGTGGGGGTTCGACACGGCCGGGGCCCTTTATCCGGCCCGGGGCTGGGTTAACGCGAGATACGTACCCTACTGCCCCACCGTCGGCATATTTTGGGCATAATTAAGGAGTCCGTGTATGTGGGTTCATAGTGGCGGCCCCGATTCGCCGGTTAAGTTGCTCAGGTCGGGAGATATGGCGGGCCTACAAAATCCGATGTACGAACCTTTCTCGGCCTGGCTTGCGCGCACTTGTTCATGGGACTTCTGCTGCCCCACCGCGCAGCTTTTCAATCGGGGAGGGTCGAACCTGTGAAAATCGTGCGGCCGATTCGTATGATGCGGGTAACGGCGGACGTAGGGCCAAAATACTGGTTGGTTAAGGTCGCGCCGCCCGGGCGTACGAACTGGATGCACGGACTCTATTACTTTATTATGCGCGATGGGGGTAGTAAGCTTGATACGATTAGCGAACGCGCTCTAATTGAGTTCGGCTATCGGCCCGTTTGCGAACTCCAGGCCCTTTTCGCTATTGAGGAGACCCCGTGAAATTCTTCCCCACGCAAGTCGACGACATAATTATGAATTTAGGCGGTAAGTACTTCTTGGTCGGAGAGCGTATGTATAAGGAGAAATACTCCTTAGGGGCGCCGTGGGACCTCGTATCGCCGTCTGGGAGTTCGCCGTTCGGCCCTACAGAGTGGGACCGGTGGCGGAAGAGTTACGATCATCGTCTGATACGGTGTGATACGGTAAAGCTATTTTGCGGAGGGACCGATGTACGTAATCCATAAATCAGATGGGCGCGTGGAAAGGTTGTACCGGGGAGACTACGGACAATTTTGGCGTGCCGGAGTGGGTCCGCATCATGTACGTCCGCTAAAATTGTGGACGTTCTATTGGTACGTTCACATTTGTCCCACGGTGGAGATGATCATATCTAAGGAGAATTTCTAATGCGGATCGGTGATCTTCAAGTGGGCGATATTATTTGGGAAACCGAGTCCGGACTACTTAAAGGGGGCCTAGTTCTGAATTCTCGTCATTATATTTGTGAGACGAATCGTTTGGACCTACCCGCTCACGACCTAGATATTTCCTATCTGCGTGTAGTGCGGTGCCCGCTCTTGACGAAACTTTTCCCGGGGAGTCCGCTTTAAAATTATGTTCTAAAGTTTTTCCGCGCGGGGTCGATAAGAAGTAAGTGAGTTGCGAAAGTCCACTATTAATATCTTTACCGGAGTAACGTCGATGAATCTTAAAGAGTACCGCGAGGCGCTGCCCCTACTGTTCCAGGCACGCGTAACGTCACTTTGCTGGTCATTTCACGGAGTTGGAAAGAGTTCCGTTCCGCAACAATTTGCGGACGAGGGGGGCCATAAGCTAGTCAATTACCGTCTCGGCAATGTGGAGGCCGGGGAACTTCTAGGTATCCCGACCGAGGTTATTGACCAGTACAATTCGGCCAATAAAGTCGCCACTCGCAACCTAATGCCCGAGTGGCTTAAAGATATGATCGCCTTTTGTGTAGCTAATCCGGATAAATATGGCATTCTACACTTGGACGAGATCAACCACTGCAGAAAAGACATGCAGTCATTCGTTTTCCAAATGTCCCTGGATCACCGCCTGCACGAAACGGACTTCCCACCGAACCTTCATGTGATTTGTTCAGCAAACCCCCCTACGGACGACTACGCGGGCGTGTTCGACTTTTCCAACAAGGCGCTCTTAAGCCGCTTCTGTCATATTAAGCTTCAGCCCACCTCCTCGGAATGGCTCGAGTATGCGCGCTTCAAAGAGTTCGACGCCGACGTGGTCGACTATATTGCTCTTAATCCGGAGCAGCTCGACCCGGTCCTTCAGCCGTTCTCCGTGGACGAATACGCGAACCGGAACCGCCGAAGTTTCGAGTTCTTCTCGAGGCTCCGGAAGCTGGGCGCCTCGAATGAGCTTCTGATGGGTATCATCGGTTCGGCGAACGTACTCGCTTTTAATAAGTGGCTCGACGAAGCCCGGGAAAAGTCCATTGTGGGTGCGGACATTCTCGACGGCTATTCGAAGGTCCAAGATCGGGTGCGCGAACTTGTGAAGGCGGGTAAAATCGCCTCCCTGACCACGATAACCGCGTCCCTGGTGTCCGCAATCGAGCCGATCCCCGAGGCGGCCTTCGTCGACCAAGTGGACCGTGTGCGCAATGTGGCGGCCTTTATTTGCGACTTGCCCCCGGACATCGGTTGGGCCGCTGCGAGTCAGATCGTATTCCTTCCCGCCGCCCACTACGGTCCCGACAAGCCCACCGGCAAGGAGCCCACCCAAACGCCCGGATCGATGTGGGGCCCCCACACGTGTCCGGAGCTTTACGAAACCGTAAAAGCGTGGAAGGAAGCGGGCATCGACAAGAAGCACCAGGCCGCGGAAGAGACGAAAGCCAGAGAGGCCGAAGTTGCCGCAGAAGCCCCAGTCGCCAAAAAGAAAAAGAAGGCTTAATCCTTTTAGGAGATCTCATGTATATTATGTTGTATGTTATTGTACCTATCGGCTACAACGATAAGACAGACTGGGTCGATTTTATGGACGTTCAGTGCGCGGGCCCCTTTGATACTGAGGAGGCGATGCACGAATTCGATATACCGCTATTAAGTGGTACCTGCGCCCCGCTTAAATTTTTCCGCCTAGATCCTGCGACGGGCCTATACGCGCCGTATCTTCCAGAATGAGAGTCTACTGGTCTCGCATCCGCGGCGACTACGGCCGCAACGTTGAGAATCCGGGTATGCGGGAGCTTTTCTGGGAGCATATCCCCTTAGAAGAAATCGCGTGCCCCACGGTTGGCCTATTTTTAAGGGAGTACTCTTAATGGATATTAATCCCCTCGAGCGCGCGATCATGCACTTGATTCGCGAGGAGCGCTGGTACGCCGAAGTGATCATGCAACTGGACCGTAAGGAGGACCCCAAAATCCCGGGAGGCACCGCCGCGGTGGGTATTCGCCCCCGGCCCACCCTCTACTATCATCCGGATCTATTTGCGAATAACGACTTACAGACGAACGTCCAACTCCTTAAACACGAAGTGGTCCATCTTCTTAATCAGCACTTAACGCGCACGGGCGGAACGATGAACCGCCTCCAGAACGCGGCTGCGGACCTCGCCGTTAATTCCTTTATCGACGGCTTTCAGGGCCTTAAGACGAAGGACCCCGACGGCCAGTGGACCTTCAAGAAGGGGTGCACGGTCGAGAATATGAAGGACCAGTTTCCGTCATTGATCAAGGGGCAGACTATGGAGTGGTACATTGCCGCTCTCAAGCAGGACGGCGCAACCGAGGGGGGTGCTCCCGACACGTCCGACGATCACTCGAAGTGGTCCGAGGGCGACTCGTCCGGGTCCGAACTCGAGGAGTACGCCGTCAAAGGGATCATGCAAACCGCGGTCGAGCGCACCCAGCGCGCCGGGGGGCAGGTTCCCGACGGTCTTCGGGACCTCCTTAAGAGCTTGCTATCAAGTAAGAGCCAGTGGCAGCGGGAGCTTCAACGGTTCCCCCAAGATGCTGAAATCGTGGGCACTGAAGATACGTGGCGCCGCAGGAATCGGAGGTTGGGATCTATAGTTCCCGGGTCCAAGAAGGTCCGCAAAGTCAAGGTGTGCGTGGGTATTGATGTATCCGGATCGGTGGACGGGCCTCTGTTGCAGCTTTTTTACGCGGAAATCGACAAAATCGCCCAACATGCCGAAGTGGTAGCGAGTTTCTTTGACCATTGCGTGCAAAAAACGCTCCCGTGGTCTGAAGTGCGCAAACTTTCCAAAATTCCGGGCGGGGGCGGTACCTGTTTTCAGCCGATGCTCGACGAGGCCACAAAGATTAAAGCTGATGGGCTAATCATGTTAACTGACGGCATGAACGGGGACACGATCACCCGGCCGAAGTACCCGGTAATCTGGGCCGTCCCGGAACAGTACAACTACGTGCCCCAATTCGGAAAGTTGGTCAATATTGCGGATCCGAAATGAAAATATGGGGATGGGACGCTACGTATAATTCGTGGGTGTTAATCGGACGTAACGCGTGTCGCGCCTGGCCCATTTGGAGTGGGCACTTTATAGCATGCCCTACTGTAGCTCTACTAATACAGGATCCGAAATGAAAAACGGAATTCAGGGTGTCGTCTGGTGGCGCGAGTTCGGTGATTATCCGAACCCATGGCGGTCCAGGTTTATGGTGGACTCCGGAATTGCTGAACGGCTCTGGTGTGAAACGTGCAAACTGATGGGGACTAAATGATTTTTCGCTCAAAAAGTGTTTGGTGGCGCCCTTTTAACGACCCACAAGCGGGGCCGGAGACGTGCCCTTACGATTTCTACACCAACTCGTACGTCGCCGAGGGTCTATACTGTCCCACGTGTAAGCTTTTCGCCACTCGAGGCACTTAATGTACTGGTTCACCATAAATGGGGGGCCTGAATGGGAATATTATATACCCGGGCGCTCCGGCGACACGGTCTACAGCAACGAAACGATATGCGAAACGTGCCGACTCTTTTTACGCGAGTCTACTCATAATGCTTGACCAAATACACGAATTTAACATCGATCGCCGTAAGCGCACTCTCTATTGCTTATACGAGTCCATCGACGGCGCGGCGGCGAATCAATTCCTTAAAAATCTTGATTACCTCAATCGCACCAAGGGCCGGATCCGCGTATACTTTTCCACCAGCGGCGGTTCGGTGATCGACGGTCTCACGATGTACGAGGCGATCCGGCGGTCCGCCAATCCCGTAGATATCATTATTACCGGCGCCGTCCAGTCGATCGGGGCGTTTATTATCCAAGCCGCCCATCGCCGCCTGATTGAGCCCACTGCCTATATCATGTATCATTCCGGGACGTTCCAGACTTCGGAAACCGCCGTGGACGAGGTCGCTAAAGAGGCCTTGTTTACTCGCGACCAATTCTCGATGATCGACTCCTTGATGTATGCGCGTATCAAGCCAAAGATGTCCCTCGATGCGTTTCGGGAAGCCGTGAGGAGATCTATTTGGCTTGATGCTAGGCAAGCTTTGAAGGCGGGATACGTGGACGAGGTGCTTAAATGAAAACTCTTTGGCTGTGGGCGGATCCGCTGTCCGATAATGACAGCCCAAGAGCCACGTCGAATGCCGGATTGACTATAGGCGAACGTCGATTCGTCAAAATTGCGCAAGATAACGACAGTCATATCAATGATCAAGCCGTTAAGCACGCCAACCATGGTTGGATCACCTCCAACACCATCGGAGTGCGCCTCGATCCGAATTCGAGCAGTTCCGCCTGGTGGGTTGCGCGAGAGAACTTGTCGATCTGCTGTCCAACCCTTTTTCTGATGGGTATCTAAATGTGGTATCATTATATAGACTCGAAAACACCAATGCTCCGGGCCCTTCCAACCGATAAGATCGGCGCGCGTGCAGTTAGTGAGTTTATCAGTACGCCCGCTTATAGGACCAAGTACATCTGTCTACGAACTTTCCGCAACGACCCGACGTCCGCAGCCTTTTATGAACGCCGTTACTATGAGGCCTTCTGCCCTCTGGTGCGCTTAATGGACGAGGTAGCCCGTGGTGTGGGTTAGGACAAATCATGGTGTAATCTGTGCAGTACGACATTCGCAAAACGAGTACGGCGGATATAAATATGTCAACTCGCGCGTGTCGTGGGATTTTGCGAAAAGTTTCAAGGTCTACTGCCCAACTTCCGCAATGTTATTCGGAGGTTAGCCGATGTGGGTCCGGTTCAGTCACGTGAGCGATGCGGTGCGGTCATTCTGCGTCAATTGGGACATCTTTAATACATGTTATAAAAACAAGTCTACGGTCCTAAAGTTTTGCTGCGAGACTGCCGATATGTTTAGAGTGGGAGGTGACTAATGTTTTAGTGGCGCGCGGGTCCCGGAAAGCACTTAAACGGGAAATGGTACAACTTCGAATACGCTAAAGCTAATGCCGTAATAGTTTCCGGTCAAGAAGTGTGCCCGACCGTCCGCCTGTTCGTGAGGATCTGGGATGTGGATGTATCACCGTAGCGACCCCCTGCAATTCGGTAAAATGCAGCCGATGTACGAATATCGCTATATTACGTTAAGTGTAAATCAGTATTACCAGATTTCCGGATCGTCTAAGATATTCACGTACTTCTGCGATACGTGCGAAATGTTGCGAGGCGCCTGATGTGGATCTTGGCGGGGGGTATGTTGGGAAAGGTGCGCGCCGATCTGCGGGATCATTGGCCACATATTTACGTTGCGGAAATGGTGTACAAGTTTCGCGGATATTCGACAAGTCTACGAGTGGATGATTTCATATTCGTGTGCCCAACCGTTGAACTATTTAAGAGGTAACTAATGAATCTCAGTAAAATGCTTAAGAGAGTCAAGAAGCGCGAAGCTCTAAAATTGGCTGGTCATCTCGAATCTTTGGGGGCCGCCTTCTGCCGCGATCAGGAGATCCCGCCCACCGACGCGATGCTGATCTCCAAGCGGCGAGAAGACGGGTCCACAGAGTACTTCTTTGAGCGCAAGATCGATAAGGTGGACCTTAACGAACTCCACGACGATATCCGCCTAGTGTTCGACTTTGCCTTTAAGAAGTCGTGGGGCCCCGACGTGACCGACGAGGAGGCCGAGCAGTTAAAATCGGTCATGGAAAAGTACCGCGAGGACTATGAATCCCAGGAGACCAAATGATCGTTATCTGGGAGTACGCCGGTAAAATTTCCCACCGATATACGTGGACGGACGTGACCTATGTGCGCGCCTCCTACGCAATAGGTCCGCACCACTGGACCCCCTGGTGCCCTACGGTGGCGCTGATGGTGGGCCTATGAGGTACGTTGTATGGTTTAAATGGTCCGGCGATCCCGGAATCCGCGGAAGCGGGCTACCGGCGTTCTATCAGTGCGATCCTATCTCGCATAACGTGCGCGAGGGATTGCGGGTCCCCTGCTGCCCAACCATCTCCTGCTTCAACTACAAGAGTCGCATATGAAGCCCTGGTCCATGTGGTTGTGGGACTGTATCAGGGGCGATTGGCGATGGGTCGACGCGGGTAAACTGTGTCACGACATTCCACCGCACCTGGTGTTCGACGCGATCAGAAACCATAACTCGGTGATCCGGATCGCGTGCCCCACCACACGGCTACTCGTTTAATATCATTAACTATTTAACATTAATACTTGACAGAGGTTATTTTTGGGTGATATAAAGAACAAATATCGGTTGTGGTTAGGCCTCGCGGCAGAGTACCGCGGGCACGGTATCATCTACGCGCACGGGTTCAGATCCTGGGTTAGTGCGTCAACCTGGTTTCCGGCCTGCTCCACGGTCGAGATCTTCGGTGGCATATAATCACCTGTGGCTATCGCGCGGTAAGCGGGTCCGCACTCGTCGGGATAGGTACTTTAAAAACTTCTGGGACGAGTTGGAAGATACTTGCCTATATCTCCAGGCGCCCGGCCCCGATCGATTGGCGTGCGACCTCTGTTACCTTTTCCTGAATAACGAGGATACCCGATGAATAATTCCCTATATATGTACTGGTGCGTTTACAAGGGCCAAGTTATTAAGATCGAGAACCCGCGTACCCGATCGGGCTTCTATTTTAAGCGCGAGGAGCAAGTGTGCGAAACGATTCAGCTATTCTTCGTGGGAGACTTCCGCTAATGTTCTGGTATCTCGAACACCGGATCGGCGATAATATGCGTAAACCTTACAAGTATTTAGGCCGCCCTTCTACGAGTCAAGTCTTTTATTGGTTCCATCCTTCCTTGGTTCCCCTCTGTTTGACGTGTAAACTCTTTAGTGTTTGATTAATAGCCCTTAAGTACCTATTAATTTGGCCGATTCCTTAGCCCGAAGGGCAGACTACCCAATAAAAATCAATTAAATCGTAAAAATACTTAATATTAATACATATTTACCTCAAAATTAACTATAAATATTAAAACCTGTCTCTTACAGACCCATCTTTTAATATTT